GGCGGCCTTTAGATGGATTGATGAGAATATTTTCGAACCTCTATTTGGGGAAGATGGAATAATTCGAGGCTTGTTTAATTGGGTTAAAGAGAAGATATTCCAACCAGTCATCGACCTATTTAGAGCAACCTTTACTTGGATTGAAGAGGGGTTCAACTTCCTTTTCGGGGAAGATGGAATAGTTCGAGGAGCTTTCAAATGGATAGAAGATAACATTATCAACCCTCTTTTCGGGGAAGATGGAGTTGTTAGAGGAGCTTTCAAGTGGATTAAAGAGAAGATATTTGACCCTCTTTTTGGGGAAGATGGTATTGTCCGAAGAGCTTTCAACTGGGTTAAAGAGAACATATTCGACCCCTTTCAGAAGGCCTTGCAGGCAGTTGCCGACACAATCCGAGATATAGTTGACTCCGTAAAAAGTATCGGAGAAGGAGCGGGAAGTTTCATTAGTGAGCTGGACCCAACAAATGAGAACTCTACCGTAGGAAAAATTATTCGACCTTGGAATTGGGCTGAAGGAGGTATCATACCAGGTATTGCCAAAATGGCGGGAGACCATAGGAAAAACGATACGGTTCCTTCCCTACTTTCTCCCGGAGAAATGGTTATCCCCCGTTCAGCGGTTGCAGAAGGGATGAAAGGAATAATCGGTTTCGCTGGGAGACAATTAGGAGTTCCCGCTCCAATGTTCAACCAAGGAGGGATGATAGGCATTCCTAATCCGACCTATTCGGTCGCTTCCCCTTCTTCGGGAAGCAGCTCGGCTTTGATAACTGAACTCAAACAAATGAGGAGTGACCTAACCCAAATGATGATAAACATGAATGTTAACTCTAACGCTATCGAAAAAAGATTGCTAGAATGGGATTATAACGGATTACCCAGTACGAGGACTGAATAATGAAAGTAATTAGTAAATACGTAGTACCTGAGGGGGACTTAACAACCAACGTATCAAACACCGACTCTGATTGGTCCGCTGGTACGTACAACTTAAACGATTTGGTCACCCATGAAAAAGAGATTTGGAAGTGTGTTGTCGCCTCGACAACTGCCGAACCTGGAACTAGCACCGATTGGGAGAGTCAAGGCTATGCTAATAAGTGGAGGTGGAGCGATGAAATCATAGGAACCAAAACCACAAATTCAAACACTATCGAAATGACTATTTCAAACCCGACAACGCTAATAAATGGTATCTCCTTTTTCGGGTTGAATGCTGATACGGTTCAAGTGAAAGTCACCGATTCGGTAGATGGAGAGGTTTACAATTCAACCCTATCCCTTGCCGAAGGAGATTTAGAGGCTGATTGGTACTCTTGGTTTTTCTCTCCCTTTAGCAACCGACAAGACGTAGCCTTCACCGACCTCCCCGCTTATTTCGGTACAGGAGTTGATATAGATATTGTGATAGATAACACTGGAGATACTGCGGAAGTTGGGGAAATAGTAGCAGGGCAAAGCATCAATCTTGGAGATACTGTTTATCCGGTCAACACAGGAATCATCACTTTCTCTAGGAAAACTGAAGACGCTAATGGTAACTATTCGGTTGACTCCAAAGCATTTGTGAAACGCTCTGACTATGTGGTCTCCCTAGAAAGGGAGTCCATGGCTTACGTTCAAAGAACTTTATCAGGGTTTAGAGACGTACCTACGGTTTATATTGGAGATGAAGATTTGTCCTCTACAATTGTTTACGGATTCTTTAAAGACTTCAGACTTCTTTATGACAATCCTCCTCTTGCTACATGTTCACTCTCAGTTGAGGGATTGGAATAAAAGAAGTATGCTTAGAAAAGAAACCTTTTAAAAGGAGAAAAGAATGGCTTGGCCTACTATATCATCGCTCGGTACGGTCCCCTCCAGGACCCAAGACCCTGCGACTTTTTCATCGAACGCAAATAGCTTTTTGGGGAACCTCCCTACCTTTCGAACGGAGTTAAACGCTTTCGGTTCCTACGGAGATACGTTTGAAACCACAATGGCGGGATATGAAACAGGAGCGGAAGCGGCTCAAACCGCTGCGGAGACAGCACAAACCGCAGCGGAAAATGCTGAAGATGCCGCACTAGCCGCAGCAAACTTCGCAGGAAATTGGAGTGCCCTGACCGGAGCTTTGAACGTTCCCGCTTCGGTTTATCACAATGGAGCGACTTGGCTCCTCTTAACAAATCTCGCTGACGTGACGGCTTCGGAACCTTCGTTTTCAAACAGTGACTGGGGGATCGCTTCCGGATATCTTGAAAACATCGCTTCGGTAACCGGAACCGGTTCGGTAGCTCCATCAAAAAACACTCTATATTACACGGGGAGTTTATCGGGCGACGCAACAACAACTCTCCCGGCGGTTGCCAACTCAACCGGGTTAACCTTGATGTTCAAAAAGATGGAAGCTTCCCACACTTGGACTATTGATGGAAACGGTTCGGAAACAATCGACGGAGCTACCACGTTCGATTTGAGCGACCAATATTCTTTTGTTGTTCTTGTCTGCAACGGAACAACCTGGCATATTCTAGGACAAACGTCTGTTCCTACCACTGCCAACACAGCAACGACAGGGGTCACGTCTTTCACTTCAGGCTCCGGAACTTGGACAGTTCCTGCTGAAGTTTATCAGATCGATATCACTTCAGTCGGGGCAGGAGCTAGTGGTGCTCTAGGTGACAGGAGTAATCAGTATTATGTAACTGGCGGGGGCGGGGGTGGAACGGTAACTCTATCTGTCAGAGTTTCCCCTGGGGATGAAATAACATACTCGGTTGGATCTGGCGGCGCGGCTGTTTCTGGAACCAGTAATCAAAATGGAAATAGTGGTGGCGACTCAACCTGCTCTCTCTCAGGGGTGTTTAGTATAACCGCTTATGGTGGAGGTGCAGGGATATACTCAGCCATATCTCCAAACACAAGGTATACAAACACGACTTCTTTAGGTGGAGGAGGCATTGGAGGCTTTGTTCAAAAAGGTGGGTCTGGTGTAGGAGATTCATCAGCATCAACAACTAGCGCGACACAAACTACACTAAAAGGTGGCGACTCCGCAAGAGGAAGCGGTGCCTATATGTTTCTGGGACCTAGAACGAGTGTTTTTGGATTTACAGGAGTAACTGGAGGCAGTTACGGAGGTGGTGGCTCTGGGAGTTTCTTTGATGGAGGGGCTTCCGGATCGTCCGGTGCAGGTGCAGGCGGTCTAGTTGAGTTTCGTTATACTATTAATAAGGTGTAAACTATGAAGTATGCAATAATTAAAAATGGTGAGGTTATTGAGTATTGTAGGGATAGTAGTGTTTTCGTTGGAAAAGTTTGGCAAGATTTTAAAACACAACTTGCATCTATTCAAGTTATCCCGCCTTTTACTTATGAGACACTAAAAATACTTCCAGTAATAGAATCCCAAAAACCTTCCTATGATGAAGCTACTCAAACGCTTTCGAGGGATAAGGAAGTAATTTCAGAGGATTCCGTCATAATCGAGTTTGTCGTTAGAGATTTGACTCTTGAAGAAATTCAGCTGAAAAAAATACTGCAGGCTGAATCAAAAAGAAAAAAAGCCGAAGTGGAAGCTATCATTTCTTTCAAAGGAAAAACCATAAAGGCCGACGACAAAACCATGACAATTCTTTCTAACTACATTTTCCTTGGAAAGACAGGAATAGTTTGGAAATGTGAAAACAATGAATGGATAACATTGTCAAATCAAGAGATGAGGGATATCTTGGAGCTGATAACAAATAAGAAAAAAGAGTTGTTCGAAAAAGAGTTTGATGAAACCATTTAAGGAGGTTCAAGATGAGTTACGTTTTAACGCAAGACGGGGAGATTTTAACCGAGTTCATGGCGGAAGCGAGAACTTCCATGATGCTGTCTCTCGTCGAAAAAAGAAACCAATTAAACGATGATATCGTCTCAATCAGAGACAATATTCCAGAATTTACAGGAGTTCATGACCTAGGAAACGGCTCAATCGTTTACCCGGTAAATGAAGTTCCTCAACCTACGAATGACCTAGAAATCTATTATTATGTTGACGGTGGGTACCTCTTGAGCGAACCCGCTCAAGAGGTACGGAGAAGATGGGCTCAAAGAGAACTACCCTTGGTAGAAGCAAAAGCAAACGTCATTGCGAAATACTATCCCTTGAAAACAGAGATAAACCGGAATACAGAAAAGATGCTTGCTACCGCTGGAAATATCACACTAGAAAGCTTCATCATGCAATCAGTTAATGCCGAAAAAGCGTTTTCTTTTGGAGCGACCTCATTTGAGTTCATTCTTTCATCCGGGGATGTTTACGAGATGCCTCAAGAGGACTTTGCAGATACCCGAGTTGATTTCTCTTTGGACTATTACAATTTGTCTGAAGCTAGAGATGCTCAAATTCAGGCGGTTGAGGATTGCACTACTCATGAGGACTTAGTTACTTTGTGGGAAACACTTAAAACTGAAATCGGCCTTCAATAACGACAAAAGTCGTGTATTGTGTCTAAGATTCCTCTTGTGCTAGAATTCAAGAGGAACCTTTTTTAATAACTAAGACCATGGGGAGGATTAACTATGGCAAGCATTAACTCCGGGAAACTCTATACCGTTCTAACAGACTATGACTTATCTGGCGGAATGGATAAAGCTACTTCCTCTATCAAAGCCGAGAATATTGAGAAGGTGGGATGTTCTATCATTTTCGACTCGGTTACTTCAGGGGGTACCCCCTCCGCAGATATCTACCTTGAAGGTTCGGTTGATGGTACCTCTTGGTTTCGAACTAATGCAACCGTTGACACTGTATCAAGTTCCGATTTGTCTACCGATTATGAGCTAGGTTTTGGAGCAAAAGATTTGTTCTACCCTTACCTAAGACTTTATATCGATGGAACTGCTATCACCGGTGGAACTGTTACAGCTAAAATTTGGGGAAAACTAGCAAGCTAACTACTGGAGGGTTATTACCCTCCTAAGGAGAACTTCATGAATAAGATTATGAATATTAACGAAGTTTTGCTAGCTAGTTCCACCCTTTCTTCTGACATTGTTTCTACCGCTTTCGCAACTAAAGGGCTTTATAAAATTGGAGTCATTATTGGTTGGAGCAACTTAACGGGAACTCTTGACGCTGAATATACCCTGGAAGTCAGTAACGATGGAGTCAAATGGGGCATCTTTACCCCGGCTGTCTCTATAACAACTGCCTCCGATGTAGACCCTTTCACCTCAGCCGATTGTTTCTTTAATTATGTTCGCTTGAGAGTAACAAAAAATAATGTGACAGGTGGGACAGTTGACGCTTCTATCTCTCTTTTCCAGTAATGGAGGAAACTTGAGGAGGGGTGTCGATGCTTACAACATTTCGAGAGGTGGTATCTAAACACCGAGAAATCTATAACGAGATTCGAGGTAGACTTCTCCTTGGATATGAACCTCTAACAAACAAAATCTTAGCTGTAACTTTGAACCCTGACGGCTCTCTACCTTTCACTAGATCCGCAATTCAAGCTCAAGTTTTAACCGGTGTAGCAATTGGCTTGGCTCACCCTTTAGAAAGTACTTTGGTTGATGAGACAATGACTCAAAATATCGAAGTAGTTTCTATTGGGTTCAACTCAAATGATTATGCCGAGTTTAGGATTGAGGTTAATGGTTCCGTTTTTGGGAGACTCCGTTCTTCCTATTTCGAACGGTCACCTATTTTCTCTCAACCCTTCAAACTTGTTATTGGAGACGAGTTAAAAGTGGCAGTAAAAAACGAGTCAGTTACTGAGGAGTCAGCGGATTTTGAATGCTATATCTACTATCGGGAGATTACATCATGAATAATCATGAAAGAGAAATAAAAAAGCTTTTGCTTCAAAAAGATATTGCAGGTTTGAGTGCTGGAGTATTCGAGCAAAAGAAACTGAAAATGGAAGCTGAGAAAAAGGCAGGGGATTGTCTTCTCAGGATTCAAGATCTGGAAGACCAAAAAATGGGGAAAGAGTTAGAGCTTGAGAATTTAGATAAAGAAGGAGGCTAACAATGGCAAACTTTGACGGATCAGTTGGAGTACAAACCAACCGAAATGGGGAAGTGGTTGCAACTATTTGTGACCCTACAACAACAACTCAAATTATGGCTGTTAATGGTGACGGCCAAGCTCAAGTAGAGGCGGAAATCACTAATGCCTCTCTTGTAGTAACCGCAACCGATCTCGATATTCGAGACCTTGCTCCTACTACGGATATCGTGGGAATCGGAGATGGCACAAACACTCTATCCGTAAACTCTGACGGTTCTTTGAACGTGAAAACTACCTCCGGTGGTACTGCTGTTTGTGATTATCAGAGCACAACTGCTTTGGCTTCGGATACGGCAACAACTCACGACTATGTTATCACAAATGGTAAAGTTTTCACTGGTACGTACCTCCTTGTAGGAGGTGAAGCCAAAACACAAGTTGAGATTGGAACTTGGGACGGTGCAACTTTCACCGTACTGGGGACCTATTTCCAACAACCAGCGATGAACCTTCCTATTCCTATTCCTTGTGTTACTGATACAGGAGATGGGACGGAAGCGATTCGAGTTCAAATCACAAACTTGGATAACCAAGCGAGTGACGTTTACTCGACTCTTCAAGGAATTGAGGTATAAGTTAACCTACTGGCTCAAGCCTTTCCCCCAAATTTGGCACTCCTGTAAAGTCTAACTTTGCGGGAGTTTTTTAAAGGAGAAAATGATGGCAGATGATTTGATCCGTTCTACAGTAACCCGACTCACTGGGCAAGATGAGGCTAGGGCTGTGGAGACCGTTGACCTCGCAAGTAAAAACCGCTTGTGTGTTGAGTCAACGGAACTCATAACAGAAGGAATAAGTACCGCAGAAAAGACGATAACAACAACCGCTCAAAGGTTATCGGTGGGAGTTTCTAATCAAACCGATAGAAGAGGTTTGTTTCTTCAAAATATCGGAGAGGAGTGTTGCTTTATCGGTAACTCGGGGGTTACCTCTTCAAACGGTTTGTACCTTTGTGGGGGTGGTACGGGGATGTTTCTAAAGGTGTCCGACTCGGTAGATGTTTATGCAATTTGTGATACGGGAGTAACAACAACTCTTAGAATTTCGGAGGTGTGGTGATGGCTGATAGTTTGATAGAGTTGATGGCTCCCCCTTGGTACTCACAAACCTCTCCTGGGGTTACTCCTCCGTTTCTCTTTACCGAGAATGGAAATGTAGGGATTAACAAATGGCTTAGAATAGGAAACGTTGATTCCTCTTTAACAGCATTCCCTATTTTCGGAAGGAACCGCATAGTAAAGATGAGGGCTGCCGCTCAAGGAACCGTCACGACTGATACAGTAATCCAGCTGTACGATAGGACTGCTATCACCACTTACAGTCTAATCGCAGGAGCGACAATAACAATCCCAGCGGGGCAGTATGAGGGCTCAATACAGTATTCTCCCTCTATATCACTACGGGAGGATGTGGAACTTGCGGCTAAGATTGTTTCGGGTTCGACACTTCAAAACCCGGTTTTATGTGTTTTCCTCATGCCGAGAACTTAAGGAGAAAGCGATATGACTGGAGTAACAGAAAACAGAATTAAGTTGATTTTGGCTTCAATCCTTTTTCCGGTAGTTGCTGGAGGACTGGGAACTTTCGGAGTTCGCCTGATTGACGGACTCCATGAAATGAACGCTAACCTAGGTAAACTTTCTCAAGAGGTAGCTGTCCTTGGAGAAAAGTTCAATAGTAATCAAATCAAAGTTCAGCAAAACACTAAAGCTCTAGAGAAAGTTAAAGACTCCCTAGATAAGGGTTTCTACGACCACGGTCTTTATCTTCAAAAACTAAAGATCGATATTTCTACTCTCCAAGTAAACTTCCTCAACCTCCAAGAAAAAGTGAAAAAGTGTTGCGACTAAAAAGTAGCTCCAGAGCTTGACACTATTTTAGGGTTACGATATAAACATAAATACCACTGCAAACTAAAACTTTGTGGTGCCTCGCTAGTCTAGCCAAATCGGTAAGGCACTTGACTTGTAATCAAGAGAGGCAGAGTTCAAATCTCTGGGCTAGCTTTTTTTCCACGTACTACGCATGTGTCTTAGAAATAGGATGAGTGAGTAGATTTGTTTTCTAACTGGGGTTTCAGTGTGCTCTATTGTTTACGTCAGTTTAGAAAACAATGAATGAACCTCTAGGTAGAGGAGACTCCACCTAGGGGTTCTATTCATATACGCTGTTTTATGCTATCCTTTCTTAAGAAACATTCTAAGAAAGGATTTTTTTATGCTACATTCTAGGAAAGCTATAGAAATCATCAAACGTTGGGAGGGGTACCACAAGGAACTTCCCAGTGGAAACGCTAAAGCCTATCAGTGTCCGGCAAAGGTTTGGACTATCGGGTTCGGTTCGACTCACTACGAAGACAGTTCCCCAGTTAAAGAGGGAGATATCATTTCACGGGAGAGAGCTGAGGAGCTTTTGAATTGGGAAGTCTCTAAAGTCGCAGTTAGGTTAAACTCCCTTGTCTCTCTTCCTCAACTATCTTTTGATGCAGTAGTCTCTTTTTGCTATAACTGCGGTCTGGGAGCCTTTCAATCCTCGACTCTCTTCAAGAGGATTAAAGAGAAGGACTTTAAAGAGGCAGCCGACGAATTCAATAAGTGGATCTACGGAGGGGGTAGGGTTCTCGAAGGCTTGGTAAGAAGGAGAGCGGAAGAAAGACAGCTTTTCCTTGCGGGAATCTCTTTGGATAACAACCCGGCTCATTTTGAAATCGCTTTCGGAGACTTTTCCCCAAAAGTAAAACTCTTTCAAAAGATGATTAACGCTTGGCTCCTCTCGTGGGGGAAGCCTTTGCTTGTTATCGATGGAATTTACGGGGAAGCTACCCAATACGCTGTTACTGATTTCCAGGGGAACAACAACCTTGAACCCAAAAGAGGCGTAACCGTCGAGTGTTGGAACTTGGTAAAGGCTCACTATTACAGCCTTCTCGAAGCCCTGGAACCTGATCAAGAGTTCTTTGAGTTGGGGAAGGACTCGAATATCCAGTTAACTCAAAGCTTCCACCTTAAAGAAGTTCAATGCAAGTGTTCCAGATGTAGGTCGGTAAGAATTTCTAGGAAAGCTATTTCAAAGCTCCAAGAGCTTAGAGACGCAATAGGGAAACCTATTTATGTGACTTCGGGCTATCGCTGCCCTCCTCACAATGAAGAGGTAGGGGGAGTATCGAATAGCCGTCACAAAGTTGGGGATGCTTTTGATATCGTGGTTTCGGGCATGACTCCTAGGCAGGTTGCCGAGGAAGCTGAAAGAATCGGTTTTGATGGAGTAGGAACCTACTCTAGTTTTACTCACGTTGATACCCGTGGCTATAAAGCCCGGTGGTAATAAGGAGAAAAGTATGGCATTGGAGACTTTAAAAGAATTGGAAACTATAGGCGGGTTCAAGATAGTAAGAAAAAAGCCCGACAATATGCCTTGGGAGGAATTTGATAAAACTCGAGACGAATACCCTATCAATATTACCGAAAGACTCAATACTATTTCTTTCAAAATTCAAAACGGTCCAGTAAAAGAAAACGGGGTTAACGGGTGCCAAGTAGACACCCTTATCCATGCTGCCAAACATATCATTGAAAAACTAAATGAAAACTTTCCAAGTTCCTATAACCTTGAAGCTATTGGCAATCTCAATAAAGCTCTAGCCTCCCTCCAAAAGAGAAAGGAAGATAGAGAGAACCGAGGAGTCGAAGGCTTCAATAAGGCTTGATTTTTTAGGAAGGATGAGGATAGAATGGGGTTAGAGTTTGTGTCACATAACCAAAAAGATTCCGTCTTTTTCGTGTCTGTTATAGCCTCAGTCAACCCGCTATCAAGCCCTTTCTAACAACGCTACATTGCAAACTCACCGGGAGCCCAAGGGTTCCCATTTTGTAGGAGAAAAAACATGGACAATCATGAGTGTAAAGAAATTAAGGAAGTTGTTATCGCCCTAGCAGACCTAACCGGGTTCTTAGCCTATCGAGCAACTGACGGGGTTCAAGTTGTTGGAGATGGTATTGCTATCGCTAAACATCTCTTCCTTGATCGAGACTTTCAAGCCAAGCTTGCCAAAGCTATCGAGGGGATTCAAAACCTCCCTAAGGAAGCTAAAGACGAGCTTGCAAAAGATGGAATTCAAGGAGCTGTTAAAGAGCTTTTTGGACTAGGAACTATTGCTATTGACGAGTTTACCAAATCTTTTAAAGACGCTGCTTCAGAATAGCGGAACCCTTATTTGAAATCCCCTCTTTATTCGTGTATGCTTTAGAGACAAGAATAAGGAGTTTTTCAATGAAAAAATATCAAGAGAAAATGACTTGGGTGTCTATCTCTAAAATAAACCCCGCTGCCTACAATCCCCGTCGTATTTCGGAGAAAGCTTTTGAAGGTCTTAAAGAAAGCTTGAGACAAAATAGTATTGTCCAGCCTTTAGTGGTGAACAAACAAACCGGGAATTTGGTTGCAGGTCACCAGCGTTTCAGGGCTTTAACTGAACTCGGATACGAGAAAGTCCCGGTTATTACGGTTGACGTTTCCCTAGATAAAGAGAAACAAATGAATGTTTCCCTAAACAACCCAGCTATTGAAGGGGAGTTTACGGGAGACCTTCAAAACTTGCTAGAAGGAATCAAACTTGACCTAGGGGAGGCTCCCTTTGAAGAGTTAAGACTAGACACTCTGGTTATGGATATTGACCGCGTTTTCGATGAGGAACCAAAAGACCCGGAACCAAAAGAGGAGGGCGAGGATAAAGACCCGCCCAATGAAAAAATCCTTCTCATGGTTCCTTTCGGGAGTAAGCCTGAAATCTTAGAAAGCCTTCAAGCTTTCTTAGAAGGATATCCTGAGGTAACTTTAAAATGATAAATATCCTTGTCAGCTATGTCTATTCCAGGGATATCGATTTCTTTAAAAAGTTCTTTTCTGAATACGGGGAAGAGGTAAACCTCATTTTGGATAGTGGAGCCTTTACGGCTTACTCTACTGGGAAGCCTATCGAACTAAAGGAGTATTGTCTTTTCTTGGACAAACTTCTCAAGATAAACGATGATTTCAACTTTGTTCACCTAGATGTTATCGGAGATGAGAAACAAACCTTAAAGAATCTTGAAACGATGAAGAAACTCTATGGGGAAAGGCTCATAGGAGTTATTACTAATGGCTCAAGTCTAGAAACTATCGAGAAATCGGTTAGCCTGTGTGACTATCTTGCGATAGGTGGGATTGCAAAACACTTTGTTGATGACTATGTTAAACATCTCTTGAAACTCTATCCAGAAAAGAAGTTTCATGGTCTCGGATATGTTCGAAAAGGCTTGATGGATAAAGGGGGAATCCTCTATAGCGCTGATGCTTCCTCTTGGATGGGAACTCACCTTTTCGGAGGTTTACGAATCCTTGAGGAATCGGGGAACGTTAAAACCTATTCCTATCAAGAGTATCTAAAAAATCGAACCAAGCTTAACAACCGAATTTTTAAGTTATTTGGGTTGAGACTGAACTCACTAAATAGAAAAGTCATATGGGGAAACAACGGAGGATATGAAAAGTCTTTAGATAGAAACCTAGCAGACTTGGCTTCTGGAGGGTCGAACGGGGTTGTCCAAATGCTAACAACTTTCTCTTACATCCTGTTCTATGACTTGCTTGAGAAAAAGTACTCAACCCGCTGTTATTTTGCTTGTCAATCTACTCAACTTTACCACGTTTTAAAAGCCTATCGATGGTTAAAACAGAAAGGATACAAAATATGAGAAGATGTATTCTCCTCTCGGGAGGAATGGACTCCACTGTGTTACTTTGGAAAACAGTTTACATTGACAACGTTAAAGATATCTTGCTTCTCTCATTTGACTATGGTTCAGCTCACGCTGAAAAAGAACTCTCCAAGGCTAAGACTATTTTCTCTTTAGCTCAGGAAGCCTTTCCAGAGGTCAAACTCGAACATCGAATCATTCCTCTAGACTTCTCCTCTTGGGGAATGAAGTCGGGCTTGTTAGCCTCTCAAAAGGATATTCCCGAAGGTCACTATGAAGAGAAGTCAATGGAAAAAACTGTCGTCCCTTTCCGAAATGGGATCATGCTTTCTATTGCCGCTGGACTCCTTAAAGAAGGGATACTTCTCTATGGAGGCCATGCAGGAGATCATGCAATCTATCCTGATTGTCGGAAAGAATTTGTTTCCGCTATGAGTCAAGCTATCTCCCGAGGTACAAACAATTGGATTACTCTCGAAGCTCCTTTTGCCAGTCGCTCCAAAAGAGAGATTGCCCAGCTCGGAGGAGCTTTGAGAGTACCCTTTGAAGAGACCTGGAGTTGCTATAATGGCCGAGAAAAGCACTGTGGGAAGTGTGGAACTTGTGTCGAAAGAAAAGAAGCTCTTGAAGGATTTGACCCTACCGAATACGAGGAGGAGGAAGTATGAAAACGAAACTGACAGTTTCGAGAGAGTTTACCTTTGATGCGGCTCACCGGCTCACTTTTCACGAGGGAGCTTGTGCCAATCTTCACGGTCACACCTGGAAGGGGATCATCGAGGTTTATGAGGACCCGCAAACAGCTAGCGATATGATTGTGGATTTTGGTCAGCTCAAGGAACACGTAGAATATGTTCTCTCCAAATACGACCACAAGTTGTTATTTTATATGAATGATATTGACCTAAAGTCTATCGCTATCAAAATGAAAACAGCATATCTTGAAGTTCCCATGGAGACTACCGCAGAGAACTTAGTACATCTTATGGCTGAAGACTTTGACAAAGTACTTCCAGAAGGAATCAAAATCGCCTCCCTGACTCTTTGGGAGACCCCGAAAAACTCTTGCAAGTTGGAGTATGTTTGATGATTTGTTTAGCCGAACCCCTTTTCACCTCAATTCAAGGAGAGGGAATTAAAGCGGGGATGCTCTCTACTTTCGTTAGAGTTTCCGGGTGCAATCTCTCTTGTCACTGGGGTGAAAGTTCTTGTGATACCGAATATGCTATATCTCGAAAAGAAAACAACCCCTATAGCCTAGACGAGTTGATTCGAAGGATACGAATCCCGAAAGCTACCGAAGTGGTGATAACGGGAGGGGAGCCTATGGCACCTTGGAATAGAGAGCCGGTTCTCCAGCTAGCTGAGAAACTTTCTTACAAAGGGTTTTCAATCACTATCGAAACAAACGGAACTTTCCCCCTACCAAAAAAAGACCTCCTCTATAGCATCTCTCCAAAGGTAGGTATGAGGTTTAAGGAGTCGGGCAAGTGTGTCGGGCTAAGCGATTTGTGTTTGCCTGAAATTGGGCAAGAGTATCAAATCAAAATGCCAGTTTCTACGAGTACCAATTATAGAGAGTTAACGGATTTGATGAGTACTTTCCCCGTAGATACTTGCAGTTTTTTCTTAATGCCAGTAGGGAAAACTCCCGCTGAATTGAACCACAATGCAAAGAAATGCATGAACTGGTTAGCATTGAATCCAAAACTAAGGTACTCCGATAGGCTTCAAATTCGCCTATGGGGAAATAAGAGAGGAGTTTAGAATGGAATTGCAAGAAGGGATTAGAAGTTTCCTATCAAGCATTGGCCAAGATCCCGACAGAGAAGGTTTGAAAGATACTCCAAAACGAGTTCACCGAGCTTGGTCGGAACTTCTTTCGGGATACAATATGGATCCTAAAGAAATCCTCTCCCGGACTTTCAATGAAGAGCTGAAGAGATTCGACCTAGAAAGACCTATCACCCTAAGAAACATTTCATTTGTTTCCATTTGTGAGCACCACCTAATGCCTTTTTTTGGCGAGGTATCCATTACCTACACTCCGTTTGATGACTTAGTAGGAATCAGTAAACTCGCTCGGTTGGTTGACTGCTTCTCAAAAAGGCTCCAGCTTCAAGAAAGGCTTGGATTGGAGATTGGGCAGGCTATCATAGAGCACTTAAAACCTCTTAACGTTCGAATAGAAATTGAAGCTCAACACACCTGCATGACTTTAAGAGGAGCAATGAAACCCGGAGCAACTCTGCATACTGTCTTCGAGAGATAAAAAAAACGCTCTCCTTTGGGAAAGCGTTGAGTCAACTTCATTTATTCGGTCTCTACTTTTACAATACCTTAATTTTTAAAAGATTGCAAGTCGTCACTCCGTTTTCTCTAAAGTTTTCCGATAAAAATACGAAAACTAAGATAGGAGGCGAGGTATGAAAAAGGCAGTTTTAATAGCCCTAGGGTTTCTCGTATCTTGTGGGGATTCGGATAGCGGGGATATGTTCTCGGAAGATGGGGAAAGTTCCCCCACTCCAGAGACAAAACCCGCTTTTTTCCCAGAAAACGGAGTTTACGAACTCGAGTTTTTCAGCTTAAAAGAAACTCTTTCAAGAGGTCAGGAATCGATAGATAGGAATCTCTCAGGCGGGTTCTCTATCGGTTGCGAAGTTACTGTATCAAAGAAAGAAATTGAGTACAGTGGGGAATGTTTCTCAGAAATCGCTAGTGAAGACACTCGCTTAGTTTTCAGTTTCGAATCTTGGGTAAAGACCTACACCCAAGATGAGAAAGGTAGCTTCATCGGAAGAGTTGTTTCTGGAAGTCGAACCGAGTTTCAAGAAAAGATATCAACAAACGAAAAAATGGAGAGTGAAAACAACTCTCCACTATCCCAATACAATTACTTCGAAAAAAGCGAAAATGGCTTTTTCATGAAAGCCTTAACCTATGATATCTTCTCAAATGGGATTGACTCGACACTTGAAGCAAAATACCATTTCAAGGCCGTCTCACCAAGCTCCTGAGATACTTCATCTTCTTTTTTTCACTCCATTCTTTCTTTTCTTTATCTAAAAAAAGATTATGATACCTTTCGAGGTGATAAGCAAACAGCTGCTTTTGCCTAGAGCTTTCTTTAGGCAGGATTAGGGAGTTTCGAAAAAGACTCCCTATATTTTTTTCTTTCTCTTTAGCATCTTCATCGGACTCTCCAATGCTAAAAAGAAAGGATGACACTTCCGGCTTTTCTTTTGAGCCATGATCCGTAAAAAACATATCCCCCAAAACGTAAAACCCTTTAGAGTTATTCAGAAAATGCTTCTCTCCTAGATCAATATACCAGCGGTTCTTTTTCCTTCGGACTCTTGCAAGGACAGCACAAGGAACTCCTTCAGAAGTCGGGCACTGAAAAACTACAAAATGCCGACCCATTCGGGTACTCTCCTCCATAAATTTTTCATCTTGAAAAATCTCTCTAAGACTCATCAATCTCTCCGTCATAAGTATAGAAAGTGTCGTGAGGCTCTCCATTACTATCTAGGAATTTAAAACCTACTGTTTGGAACTCTTTGGGACTTACTTTTTCGAAAAGAGCCTGGTAGGGTTCTCCTTTTTCGAAAAGAGCCTGGTAGGGTTCTCCTTTTTTCATCAAAAGAACTATCCCTTTTTTATGGATCACGTCTATCGCCTCAAAAAAGTCGATCTCTCTAACACTCAACTCGGGCTCTTCTTTAGAGCAACAGGTAAATATATAGCTTTTGTACCTCCTCTCTGCATAAGCCGGGTCAATTGTCTTGATCACTCCCCTAACAAAATTCTCCTTTACTTCGATAAGAGAACCTTGGAAAATATTCCAAGGGGCCGACCTATCCCAAAAATAGTGAAAAACTGGCTCAAGCTTCTCCTCTACTTTTTCTTTTTTAGGGAGGGAGGGAATACCTTTTTTGACTTTCCGCTTACCCGGTTTCTCAGCTCTCACTTTGTGCCTCCATGAGTAAACGGTGGTCAGTTTGATTCCAAACTTTTTAGAAAGCTCGGAAGGTTTTTCCCCTTTTCTAAGTCTTTCGAAAACTGCTTTTTTTATATCTTCACTAATCGTCATTTTACTTCTCCTTAAATTCTATATAATCAACATTTACTAGCCAAATCAAAGTCTTGCCACCTTGATGCTCTACAAGAAGTGTTTCATGGCTGGAAACCTCCTCGGCCATTTTTACCGGGTCCCTAGGGGTGGTCACCCCTTTCAAAAATCTCCCGCTATTGAAGTAGATATCTATTACCGTCATAGCAACCCTCCTATCGCCTCTCTCAAGTCTCGAACAAAAAGGGCTTGCCTTTGGTCGTCGGGGATATTCGCAATCTTGTTCACTATCCCGCAAAAAGTTGCACTCTTAGGTATATGCCCCTCCTGACCCATCGCTGTAAAGATGAATCCGAAACATCTAGCACAAGTAAAAATTTGCTCCTTTTGGGAAGCCCAACCAAAGCAATCAGCCTTTCCGCAGTAGTGGCAAGTTTGATCTTTTTCCAGTTTCTTGAAAACGAGTTCCTTAGATTTGAACCCTCTTTTTTCGTTAATGTTTACTATTTTCATCTCTTTCTTCCACTTTTGAATCAACCCAAATATTAATAAAGTTTCTAGTACAACTAGGACAAACGTCCAGTAAAGTCACGCCTCCACCTTCTCTTGGAGCATTAAAACAAACACAAGTCTTTATCTCCTTACCTGCATATTTAATGTATTTTTCTCCGGAATCCTCATAAAATATTCCACAAGTATCGCATTTCTTAGCATCACTCATGCTTATCTCCTTTCCTATTAAACACCTCAATAACTGATATGCTTTCCCTAGCGAATGTTTTAGATCCGAAAAATAGGAAATTATTGATTAAGCCTTCCTCATTTGTTTCACGCAAAAGCTCCTTAATTTTTTGGTTTGTCTCCTCTAGGGAAGTCTCAACAGGTACCCAAAACTCCCGACTCTCTTTAGTAGTAATTTTTATCCAAGAACTCATTTATTCTCCCTGTACTTCAAGTTTTCTGGAATCTCTCGACTATCTCGAGTTGCAACAATTTTAAAACTCATCCCTTCATAGGAAGGTTGCGTAAAATCTACAAAATTCATACCTCCATAATAGAAGCAAGTACCTCTCTTCTCTATCACTAGAGCCGTTTGCGGTTCCTCCCCTTCGGGAATAATTACGTCTCCAGGTTCTACAAAATCCTCAAACCTTGGTCCGCTACTGCAAAGCTTTCCATCGATAAACTTTATTTCTCCCTTTTTATATGCTTTCGCAAGACCCGCTCGTATGTTTGGTGCTAGGTGACTGTCGCCAGTACTGAGCCTCCAAAAATCCTCTTCCTTTATCAAATCTTGGCACTGCCTCCGGTACCCGCTATTTGAAGCATGGAACGGGCAAGTAACTCCCTTAACTCCCTGCATCATGCAAAGTCTGGTGCAATTTCCCTCTACTTCAATAATTCTTTCAACTTGATTCTCCCACCACTCTTCAAGATTCCTATCCCAAGGAGGCCTATTCTTTGCGTATTCGTTAGTGGAGCAATTCTCCCAACCCCAACCTTCATTTTCCCAATCCATAGCAAAAACAGCGTTGTTATCTCTCGCAGAGTACTTCTCTCCGACTCTCCTGACATCACTAAAACCAAGATTGAAATACTCTTTCTTAAAAAAGAAGGATACTCCATTTCCTTCAGTATCGTACCGAAAAATTATACCGCTTTCCCCACTTGCTCTTAACTCTCCAATAGCTTCATGTTTTCTCATTTTTAACCTCCTCGATGGCTTCCACGAGTAGCTTTTTGTATTCCTCAGCCATTTGGTTTATTTTCTTAGTTAGTTCGGGCACTCTATTGAGATTGTCTAGAGTACGTACCAACTCTTCGAGGTGGGCACCCTCTGGATTTTTTGGCAAGGAGAACCCACTTTCAAGGCAATAAGGGACAGCCAAACAAAGGGCTTCCACTCGAAGCTTTTCTTCTTTATCCTTTATGGACCTCACTGCAATTCTTTTCACTCTTTCCCCTTTTCTTCACTAGCGTCTCTAATATCTCAAAACATTCCGCTTCGGGCGTATTCTCCCGCTCCAAGAAGCTATTACAATCCCCTTCTAACATCCCTCTCACCTCAATACCTTTGAGGCTTTCTAAGAAGTGTTTAGCCTCTTTTTCTGAAATCTTCATTCACACTTCTCCTTCTAATCGCAACAACTTGAACCACAATCCGAAGAACTACTATCGGAGCATGAAGAGCTAGAGCCGTAGTCATCGCAACTCGAAAAAAGATGACTTGTACCATACCCTAATTCAATCCCACTCTGTGAAGAGGAAGATCTAGATCGCCTATTACTCGAGGGAGAGGGAGACCGCATTACTCTTCGACTGGGAGGAGTCCGTTTTGTTATCATGGAGGTACTGTACACTTGGGAGTCATTACCAAAGAGGTTTGGAGTTTTATTCCTCATCTTCTTTAGTCTTTCAGCTCTATCTTTCATCTCCTTTTCCTCCCTTTCTTTAGCTACTCTAGCTTCTATCTCTTTTACCTTTTCGAGTTCTGATTTTCTTTCTACCAGGAGAGCTAAGACAAAAAACCCCGCTCCTACAAGCCCAACCCCCGCTAGAGCCACGTTAACATCCATTACAAGCATCCTCCGCAACAACCTTTTTCAATGTTATCGTTAACGAGCTCCACTATCTGCTTGTGGAACCCTCTAAGCTTTTCAGGAAGGTTAGACTCATAAATCTCCCAACCACCGCTAGATACGTCCGAACTGCTATAATCTGAAGAGAAAGAACAATCCCCGCCTGAAATTAAAATCTGGCTAAGATTGAAAATCTCTCCTCCTACACTTATCGTCAGGATGCCCCTGCAAAGGTTTGGCCACTCCCCTGTATAGTTTATGAATTCCATTTCAATGGGCTCAAATTTTTTTTCCACTACCTCCTCAATTATTCCCTTAGTAGGTGGTAGGTTTTCTCCGAAAAGTTCAAAGCAATCCTCTCTTCCCGGGCAAAACCGGCCGCATTTCTCGCTATTGCAATTCTCAAAAAGGGCGGTTAGAATTTTCTTCCACTTCTCTTTTTCACTCATCTCTTTTTCCTCCCGTTCACCTTATACCCTCTCTTTTTTTGGTTCTTGTTTCTACAATTCTCGGTGTTTCCTCTTGACAAGAAACCAAAACCGAAACTAAAAGCATTAGCTTTTTCAAAATAGATCCTCCAAAGAGTACTTCTTATACAATTCTTTTCCATCCTTTCCGACAATCTTCACTATCTCTCTCCGACTCCTAAATTCGTCTCCCATGGATACCCCTTTTCCCATGGAAGCTCCGGCACTGGAAAAGAGAATCCCCTCCCGAAGTTCAAACCAATAGCTTTTTGATCTCCATAAGCAAAAGCACAAACAAACTCGCAAGCGGAACCGTTTTCCAAAACAGCGTACGAACCCCGAAATTTCTCGAAAACTTTTTCTACTCTTTCGGCTACTTTTTCAAATTCCTCCTTAGGAGTGTCGGAAGCTCTTTGAGCAACTGTTTTCAACAACTCGGCAATAAACTTGCTTGAACTCCTTCAAATGCTCCCACTAATGCCATATCTCTTTCATATTTTTCCGTTTCACTCATAGTCATTACTATTCTCCTTTCAAAAGTAATTGTCTTTCGTTATACTTCTCAACTATATCATATAGTTGAGGACAAGCAATTTCACAAAAGTTGTAATTAACGAAAAAAGTGTCAACTCTTTTCGCCTTTTTGATAGTTATTTTATTCCCCTCTGGATAATTTGGATTCTTAATCACTATCGTTTCGTTCCTATCGAAATCCGCTATTAGGCACTTCCTCAAGATATCCCTTCCAATACTGGGAAAGTCATTACGGGAACTGTACACATCTATCTGGATTGGAGTCTCTTTCCTCTCCGAATGAACGGACTCCCAGCTATGAAATATTCTTAAGGTGCCTTCTCTATATCTCAAATCAATCGGCATTTTAACTTTTCTCCTTTTCTCTCTTTCAACCTTTCTAGCCATCACCCAAAATAGAGTACTCTTCACCATCTCTAACATCTCCACCGTTTCCGACCTACGGGAAGTAGGGGTTGGCGAACCCTCCTCAAGGGCTATCTGAAGAGCATAGGCGTAGCCGTCCGCAAGCTCCTCTATCAGATCCTGAAGAGCATCCTGGCCGTTGAAAACAGACAAAGGCTTCCCGTAGGTTTCCATTCCTCTTTTTTGTCTCTCCTCCAGGAGCTTGGCTACTTCCTGAGAGACAATCGAAGAGGAATCTTTTCTAGCTCCAGCTATCAAAACTTGATTGATATCTAGGGTTCCAAACTCCCTCAATATATCCTTCTCAATCTTCTCTTGTTCCTCTTTACTCTTTTTCACTTACATTCCCACTCTTTCAGTTGTTTGCAAAGATTCTCTAGCTCTTTTTGAACGTATTCCCTATCTCGATAGACAGTTTCTCCCCCAAAAAATGCTTCAAATTCTGGATGCAAATCTCTCGCTGGAACCATATCCCACGCATGAGCACAATCGAAACCGATGGCCCACTGTCCGTCTAACCAGCTTGAAAAATTAATTCCTCCGTGCACGCAGAAAAGAGGAAAGTCATCGTCGGTATATCTAGCCTCATAGAGGCTACTCGAGTCGGGAAGAAAAACGTACCCGCAAAGGTTGCCGGCATGTGGATTCCGCCAAATACGGCACTTGTACCCTTCCAAAATTAGGTCCACCCCTTCTTTAAGCACCCCATCTTTTTTAAAAACATCCTTCCAGTATCTCGGAAGCTTTGCTAGAAGATCTTCATAAGTCATCTTTTTTCTCCAAATTCACCTTTTTCTTTTCTTTCCAATTTTTGTATATCTCACTAAGACAACAAATGGATATCGCTACAGCGGTAATCACTGAAACCCCTACAAGACTGTAGACTAGACACTTACACATTTTGCCTCCTCTTTAACTCTTCCATGATTCTTTTCTCTTCCTCTTCGGAATACTTTTTCCAACCTGGACCCTTATCTTTTATCTCTAGGAGGGTTCCCGCTGAGGTCATCCGCCCCTTAGCCTTCTTAATTTTTTGCATTTGTCCTTGTTTCTTCTTAAGCTCTTTTTGGATGCAAGAAACACAAGCAAGTCTCTTGGAAGCCCTCTTTACGTCGGAGAAAAAACCTTCAAATCTCCCGCTCCCGCAAACCGGGCACTCCCATAGATAGAGCCTCCCCCTACGATTGGGAGAGCCGAGGTATTTGATGCAAAGCACAAGAGTTTTACTTTCCCCGCATTCGATATACTCCCCCTCCCTTTCTTTAGCTTCTTCCAGAATCGGATCAAAGGTCCTTTTCAAAGGCTTCGAAGTCTCTCCAAAAAGCTCTTCAAGCATAGCCTGAGGATCAATCTTTTTCCCGATTCTTTCTTTCAAGTACTCTGTCACTTTTTGCTTGTAGTTCCCCGCCATAGTTTACTCCTTTTGAGATAAAAACTCTATTTGAGACTTATCTAAATTAGAAATTCCTCCCGCAAATTTATGCCCTCCACCTCCGAACATTTCGCAAATTTCAAGAGCGGAAATCTCACAATCTTCATTCGAGCGAACCGAGGCACCCCAAGAGAAGAACCCTTTTTGATAGAGGATGATGCAAGGCTTTTTAAACTTTGCGGCTACTTCATTGCCAAGGTCACTAAAGAGTTGATACTCTGAAGAAAAGACCACGCAATACTTCTCCAGCTCTAAAACCTTCCCCATCAAATCCTTAATTCTTGCTCTATTTAAAGCAATAACTCTTGCTCCAATACCTTTTACGTGGTACTGGGAGTAATCAAAAATATCCTCCCACCCCTCTATTAGTCTATCCTTTTGAACTTGCAAATCGATGAGATTCGGGTAACGGCTGTGAACCCTTTCCCGAATCCCTCCAAAAGTAGAAAGAAAGGCATTATATTTTTCCATATTCTCTTTGATCTGCACCGGAGTATCTTTCCTCCATAGCAGTCCTCTATCTCTCTCCCCAACCATTTCCACAAAAGCGTCAAGAGTATCTTTTGGGAAAGATATATCTTCTTTTTTGGGAGGGAAAAGGTTTCGAACAATCTCGCATCCGGACAAGTCAGCATTCAAAACGAGAGTATGATTTGGATACTCTTTCATACATCGTAAAGCTTCGAATTTCGGCTCATGGTGATCAACCGTTCTAACCTTAGCTCCTGTGGAAAGAAGTCTTTCATACTCTTCGGAGGTCAAAGAGAAATCGACAATCAACACTTCATCTTTTTCGTCTAGCTCTAAGAAAACTCTTGGAAGAGCTTCCCCGTAAGCCATCGGGTAAATTCCATCTATTTCAAAATGTTTACATGCTAGATAAGCCGCAAGGCTCCCGTCGTTACAATTGGCATGGTAAATGACTAAAAACATACAATTTCTCCTATTGTATCGGTTGATTTTTTGCTTCACTAGAAGCTTTTTCAGTTTCAGCGAATTTTTTCATTTCAGAAAAAACCCAGTCTCTAGAAGCCGTATAAATTTCATGAATGCCTCCACCTAGTAGGACCCTATTTCTATCGAAGTTAACCCTTCCTTCCTTATTCATTTCGGCTCGTATAGCTGCCTCCGTTCCTAATAAAAAAACCAGTTTTTCTAAAATATTCCTCAATCCCTCAGGAAGAGGACTGGGAATCTCAGATTCTTTTTCCATGTAGGCAAAGCAAGAGGTACCCAAACACTCAGCACAAGTGCTAAACTTTAAAACCTCTTTGCCGGAGTCAGCGGTACCTGAAATTCCTGAAATATCCTTTTCTCGGAAGTTTACCCCGCACTCACAACAAATGCCTTCTTTATTTTCTTCGCTCATAATGAACTCCTTCTTTTTGGCCTACACTTCTTACATACGTAGGCATTTTCACGATTTCTCAGGTCATTCCCATAAAGCTCAAAAGTCTCTTTCTCGCAAACCGGACAAAGGAACTCGAACTTGTAGGAACGGATTCGATGTTTTTCTATTATTCTAAGGCACTTGTAAGAAAGTCCATTTTTAGAGTGGAGATAGTTCCCGACTAGCTCTTGGGCTTTCTTCCTAGCTTCGACCGTTTTATGAGAACCTATACCAGTATCTATAAAAAAGTTCTCAAAAAGTTCCTTTGGGGAGACTTTTTCTACTCCCTCATCAATAAGTTGCTGGAGAAAGGCTTTTATATAGTGTTTCGTTTTACTCCTTTTCAAGTTCTCCATCTTATCATCCTCCCACTCTTCGAAAAAGGGTTTTCCTCTTCCGGGTCTGCTACCTCTTCGAGTAAAACCATTTTCACATTTTCTATGAAATCTCTAATAGTTTCATCTCCTTGACTCACTTCCAGGAGTGCTTTAAGGAAACATCTTTCACAAAAGGGGGAAACTATCGAAATTTCAGAGACTTCCCTACAAATCGGACACCTCATTTTTTTTTCTCTCTATGATTACTGACAAATTTACAATAGTAGTACATTTTTTTAAAGTCAAGTTTTTTACTCAAATTTTTTATTCCTAAGGGAATTCAAAAGGTTGTCTCTTTCCCTTACTAAAAAGAAGAAATTTTTACATTTTTTATAGTAACTTCTCTAGTGAAAACACCTAGCTACGTAGAAACTTTATAGTAAATCTTGACCTGCTCCGTTTTCTGGGGTATAAGTACTATCGTAGTAGTAGATTGTAGGAGGTAAGCATGGAAATGCAGGAGACAACTTTAGTAAAGCTTCGCTACCTTTGCCAAGGTATGAGCGTAGCCGACTTAGCCAAGCTTTTGGGAGTAACCCATGGAGCCATATATCAATGGCTCAAGGGTACCAAAATATCGCCAAGAACTTGTGCTAAGATTGATAGCCTTTTTGAAAAGAGAGGGAAGACGGAAAACCGAGCTTTTCTTTCTTGGGGCGGAGGTCACCCTAAAGTTGAATTCAGTACTTCTTTTCTAGCAATGATTTCTCAAGAAATTGAGGGGAAGACTGGGAAACGGTTACCTCTTTACAATCTCAAAAAGCAACTGGCTGAGGGAGTAAAACTAAAAATCTCTTAGCTGTAACACTATGAGAACCTATTTTAATCCATCCTCAGTGAGACCTCTGAGGATTTTTTTTTTATGGAGAAACCCTATGCACTTAGAAGAGTTTTTAGAAGATTTCGTACCCAAAAAAATACCCGTAGGAAAGGAAGTTTACGAAGTCGATCTAGATTTTGACGTGAGGTACAAAAAACTTCGACTCCGAGAGGAACCCTTCGGTTGGACTCTCGAAATACCTCAAGAGGAGGATGAAAAGGAGGGGGAAGACAAGCTATCAATTTTTGAAGCTTTCGCTGATTTCATCGCTCTCTTAATGAAAGCTAGGAACATCAAAAAAGAAGAGATAGCTAGAGCCTTCCAACCCTACACCGGAGCCGAAGCTTGCGACGGTAAACCTACAAAACTCTCAAAATTGGCAGAGGAATTCATGAAAGAGCATAGGGAGGAGACGATTTCTCTCCTCCTGCAAAGAATAGGAGTGGGGTAATGCTTGAAAAGCTTTTCAAATTGAACATTTTCGATTGCTATTTTAAGTGCTTAGTGGGAGATAAACATTTAAGTAGAGTTCAAAAAGCTTCAAGATATTTTTGCTTTGTACCCTGGTATGCTTATTTGATGTACATCGCTCTCTCCTTGGTTTCAGGCTTCTTTTGGAGCCCTCTTTATGGAGTATTCATATCCTTTGCTCTTCTATATAGTTGGGTAGGTCTCTGGTTGGACAACACTACTCTCGCTTGGCTCCAAATTGATACTGTAAAGAAGATTATCCAGGCCGCTTCAGTTTTGAACGATCTGGATTTGAGTAGAGACGAGCTTAGAGAGCTTTCCTCTTATCTCGAAAATAGTGAGAAAGCTTCAAAGCTCCATAAAAAGGGTTATACCTATCGGGAAGACCTCGAAAGTTATCTTCTTTTAAGAGACCTCCATAATATTTTTGATATGCAAGTAAGATTCCACATAGCAGGCCGAGGGAAAGGTGTGGACGGCGGGATTCTTTAGAAGAGATAAAAAAAAGCCTCAAAAGCATTAATTCTTTTGAAGCCTAACTGCTAAGTTTCTTAAGTGTATCTCACTTCCAAATAAACTTCAAATTTGTCTCATAAAGGGCTCAAGTTTTTTCTGGAAGTGACGAAAAGTATAGTAAGGGACAACAAAGGAGGTCATTATGAAAAGAGTTAGAGATTTTACAAATTCTATTGAAGTTACTGAAGCTGAGAAAAGTCTGCTTTTTCGGTTGACTGAAACCCAAAAAGCAGACTTTCAAAAACTTCTGGAGACTCATATGAGAAGTTTATTTCTTGATCTTAGTCTCGACTTTCCAAGTCGAGTAAGTCTTTTCAAAAAACGAAAAGAAACGATAGTAGAGGAATTCCTAAAAACTCTTAAAGATAGGAAATGTATTTCTCCCTTCTTAAGTGAAAAGATTCAAGAGGCTAGAATTTTAGTGTGGGAAGTCTGCTCAAAACTAGCAAAAGGAAGTTGGGAAGTTGTACTTGATGAGAATACAGTAGCTGAAATAAACTTTTTGGAAGTAACTCAGGGGGTTTACATCGCTGAAATCGATTTCTATGAAAATGAGTTGTGTGACCTGCCTTCAGATATGATTTTTTCAGGCTCTTTGAACTCGGTAAAAGCTCAAGTCGAAGATTTTATTGAGTATCTTGACAGAGACTTAGCCGAAAAATGGGGAGAGGAGGGAAAGATTACTATAGAAAAACCAGAAGGTTGGCAGTAATTAAATTCAAAAAACTTAATATTTTAGAAAGGAGTTCTATGAATTTCAGACAAAAGATGCTTGTTGCTTGGGTGAAAGACACCCTTGCAACGAATAGTTTTTTCTTTTCAGGGGAGACAGTACCTTCGACCAGAGAGGGTAGGAAATATGAAAAATGGTTACATGGGGGTAATCCGAAAGATTGCTTATATTTGATAAACGATTTGGAGGGCTACATTAAAGAGTTTGGGGAGAAAGGCGAAGAGAAGTTCACTGATGAACTCCTCGAACAAATGCAAACGGTTCTTCATCATAAGAATGTAAGAACCAGAAAACACTATAAAATCATATAGAAAGGAGGTACTATGCCTCAAAAACTTTTGAAATGCGAAACAACAATCCTCGAGGATTCGAGACTTATTGAGCTCTATCGAGGAGGGGTAGGAGAAATTTTTACAGGTGAGTATTGGGAAGATAGTTCTATCGGTATGCATTTGAAGATTTTACTAACGCCTGACGCGATGGATTATCAGACTGGAGCTGAAAGCTCTCCTTCAAATCCCCATAGGCCGGGAATCGTTTTCTTAGGCCTCGGGATCAATTACAACATCTTTATGGAGGACCTAACTCCTGATGAAAGGAAAAAGGTGTACTATGAGGTATTTTCAGCCCTCATAGAAGTTTATGGAATGGATAGAGTTGCAAAACTCTATATGAACGGCATTAAATGCCACACTGAAAAAGGATGCAAAGGCATCCCCCCTTTTTCAGTGATATGGAGGGATCTTTCTTTAGAAGAAATCGGGTTCCCCGGTGCAACTGAGTTGACCCCGGAGATATCAAAAAAGTGCATCGAGATATTACTCGAAGAGGCAAAACCTAAGGAGGTGTAAGATGAGTGAGAAAAAGAAGATCTACAAGGTAATTTTAAAAGACGGTTCCGAAGCGGTTTTCGCTATGATTGGAGCTGCCGATTTTAAAGCTAAGAACTCCAAAACTGAGAGGCTAGAAAGACTTTGCTTTTGCGAGTCTTGCGGAGAGTACTGCTTTCAACCAGTATCTGATTTCTATCGAAATGACGAACCTGGAGAGCCTTGCCCGGCTTGCCGTCGATATAGTCTCTATCTCGTTTTAGCTCCTGACGAGCAATACCGAAGCTTCGAAACTCGTCGCTCCGAAGAAAGATCCAGACTTCTTAAAGCCCAAAAGGAGTTTATGGGTGACTAGAGATATCTAAGCTTTTTATACTTCCGCTCCTTCGAAGTCGAAGGGGCTTTTTTCTTGACTTCCCCTCCAGTCACTAAAAATCTCGCTATGAAGAAGGCATCAACTAAGCCTTCATGGGGAACCCGTCTCCCAAGAGAGGTCAGCTGTTCTCCCTTCCCAAGTCTTATCAGCTCTTCCCGATACTTCATCTTTCCTTTGAGCTTCACTCCCGGCTGTCTTTGCCAACTGGTAGAGGGAATCAGCGAAATCTTCTCTTTAGGGAACAAGCGAAGTACTGCTTGGATAACCCCTTCCCAGTTTCTCCCTTGATTGAAGATACTCATAGCTCGATTACCCTGCGGAACGCTTAGAATGCTCTCTATCGCAATTGTTACTTCCCCGGTAAACTGGCTAAGCCATTCACAAAAAGAAAGGCTGTCGAGGACCTCCAGGCTCTCTAGAGAGATAAACTGGAAAACGTAGCTTGATAAAATTTCTTGGTCGCTGGAAATAGCGACGGCTCCACCTTTCCGGCCGGCATCGATTCCGATATAGATCATAGGTGAGCTCCAAAGCAAAAAAAAAGAACCTCTTCGGTCCTCTTCACTCTCTCTCTCTCAACTCATCAAATTTCTCCTCTGACTATGCCGATTTTTTGCCCCGCTGTCAAGTTTGAACGATTTCAAGGGGTTGTAAGGTTTGACCCCAAAAACAGTCACAAATTTTGCCTTTTTCTTTAGTTAAAACGGTAACTTGGCCGATTTTCAGCATAACTATATAGGTTTTTAAGTTATTATTAAGGGGGTTGACACCCCCTTTTTTGTCTTACTTTTTTTTACTTATATATAAATAAGAAAAAACACGGCAATTTTTCGAACGGTTACTTTTTTGAGCTAAAACCCTAAATTTGTTACACTAGAATAAAAACTTTGTAACCAGTAGTTTTACCCTAAAACTTTTTAATGTTAAAAAAAAGTTCAATAATATTACTGGAGGCATTTAAAAGTTATCCACATTTTCCCCTTTAACCTCCAAAAAGAGAGTTTTTAGTACTAAAGCCTTGAAACGTCTCACTATTTTTAGTCAGAAAAAGTTTTCAACCCTAAGAGTCAATTTTGAGACCCTAGAATGACTTAACGATTTCAACGAATTCTACGTTATGAAAAAATCTTATACCTTGTTTGTAACATTTTAGGGCAAACCGCAAAAACCCTCCTGGATGAGTAGCCAGTTTGAGCCTTTTTTAAGTAGTTTTGCTCAAAAATGTTACACTTTTAACCTCTTTGTTCAAAAAGGCGGAACCCTGGAATACCTTTAAAGAACCTCCTCTCTGCTATCAAGTGCTCAATCCCACTTTTGAAAAGAGTACAACTTTTTTGTACACAAGTATGGCTTTTTTCAGTTTACAATGATATTACTAGGTATTTGTATTTTACCAATTTTAACACGTCAGTTTGACAATGAAAAACTACCTCGATTTTTAGTCAAAAACTTGACACCTATAAAAACTTTTTTTCTTCTATCCAAGAAATTGATACCTCAAACAGTTAAAGGTATGGCTGTTTAATAAACCTGTATAGTATTTTTAAGTGTTAAAAAACAATAACCTATTCTGGAGTTACTTGTGAGAGGTTTCCAAACTTTAACACAGTGTTAATTTAAGAAATATTTTTTTTAGTGTCTAATCCGTTGACACTCGCAAAAACTTCCTGTACTTTCATGGTAGAATTAAAACCTGGAGGAATTTATGGAAGGCATTGAAGCCGTTGAAATTCTTATACAAAACGATAGTGAGATTTTGGTTACAAAAGAAAAGATAACTTTTTCAGGGGGTAGAGGTATGAAAACGAGCAAGCAAGTAAAAGAAAAACTTTTATCTGGAGATTTGATAGATAGAGCTTTTGAAGACCAAAAAATTTTAAAGTCTTTACGAGAAGTTAGGAGAATGACCGACGCTCATTTTGACAACTGCCTAAACCTTTTGAGAGAGAAAGCAGCGGAGTTGTCGGCTCAAGATAGAATGGAAGCTAGGAAAAAGAATTCGGAAACTCGCAGGAATGTAAGAGATCTGATGGAGCAATTTCTTTTTGTTTCGGTTGATGCTGCGGGTAAAGAGTTTGAAATCTTTTTGAGGGATTTAACGACAATAGATAAGGTACTACCCTCCAGAAGCAAAGGTCTAGCTTCTCTTCCAGAAGAGGACTACAAATATCTCTCTTTTGGGAGAGTATCCGATCCTAAAAAACTGACCAACCTTCGACGTATTTTAATGAGTGTCCCCAAATTTCAAGAGAGAGTAGAGGAGCTCTATTTCGAATATAGGGAAAACTGTGAAGCGGAGGGAGCTAAACCAAAAGCTCTTTCAAGATGGCTAGCTCAGGAAGTAGAGGATTTTTTTGAAAGCCCTAGCGAAAGCTCTAGGCTCCCTCTTCAAGAGGTAGTTTGGAGCAATCGTCAAGAAAAAGAGGGGTACGGAAGAGCTTTGCGATGTTTCTCCCACCCTCAAATGCTTTCACTGAGAAGATCTGAGCCAAAAGCTTGGAACCAAATCTTGAAACGGCTTGACTATCCCCAAGAGTTTTTGATTTGGATTTGGCTTCTCTTTTCTGGAGAGAAATGCAGGCAAATGGCTTGGATTCGAGGAGAGGGAAATGATGGGAAAAGCACTATCCTTAACGTTCTTCAAAGAATTATGGGAGAGGAAGTAACTGCCGCACTAAGCGAAGTTCGAGCCAATCAGTTTACAGCTTCGAAGTTTCTAAGAAAAAGACTTGTAACTCTTGGAGATACTAAGAAATCGACGCTTCTTTCTGATAGCCTCCTTTTTCAACTTACCGGGGGAGACTATCTTGACATGGAGAAAAAGAATCAAGATTCTTTCGTAGCTAAAACCAATGCTATGGTTTTAGTCGCTTCAAACCGGTACCCCCGAATCGATGTTAACTCGAAAGCTTTTGACTCCAGACTTCTCCTCTTCAATATCGAAAGCCTCCCGAAAAAACCCGCTAAAGATGAGGAACTTTTTGCAGATAACGATTTCGAAGAGCAACTTTTTAAGGAGAGATATCACCTCCTAGGAAAAGCTTACTATGCCTACAAAAAACGAAAGAAGAGGATGGAGGATAACAGAAAAGAGGGAGAGGAGCCGATTAGTCTTACTACGGTACCCGTTCCTTTCAAGATGAAAAAAGAGAAGAGAGAGAAGTGTAAACACCTCGCAGCTGAAGCAGCTGAGAGGTTTACAAATGCCAAGCTTACTTTTGATGAAAAGGGGAGTATTCGCAGATATGACCTATACAAGTTGTTCGCTAAATTCCTCGCAAAAGAGTTAGGAATTAGAGACCAAACTCACGTTGAATACATCGGAACCTATTTAGGCTCCTTGGAGGGATGTTCTTTTGATGGAAATGAGGCAAAAGGGGTACGAATGGCAACCCAAGAGGAGGGGGTGCTTCCCGATACTTCTCCGGTTGAACTTTCGGAAGAGAACCAAGAGCAGGACTTCTCAGTGGAGGATTTTTTCTAATGAGTTTTTTCGTTTCTATTGACTCGGAATTCACCCGGATTTCAGAGCCAAAAATGAGAGTTGTTTGCTTCTCTCTAAGATATAACATCGGATATAAGGAAACGATAAGATCTTTTGTTTTCGAAAAGAACTCTTTCGGGAAGTGGGGGACCTTAGGAGACTTCAAAAACACACTAGAAGATTTGAGAGAAATGGGAGCCATATTTATTGCCCACGCCGCTGAAGCTGAGGGGAGGGCTCTTCTCTCTCTAGGAATCGATCCTCTTAAATTTCAATGGGTAGATACCTTGGTTGAGTATTCCATGCTCCTTAATCGAAACGACGCTTACGAATATGGGAAGCAGCTCATAAATGGAGAGAAAAAGTTTACCTATAAACCTCCTCCAAAGTGGGAGAGAAAAAACGAGGACGAGGAAGATGCTGTCAAGCGGGAGTCTAACAAAGCTCAAGTTTCCCTTGCAGCAGCTTGCTATAAAATTCTAGGGAAGCTGATTGACACTGAAAGAAAGAATCGAGTTAGAGACCTCATCATATCGGAGAAGTTTACTGAAGAGGATTTGCCTGAAATAGTGGAATACTGCGAATCGGATATTGCCCGCTTGGAAAGCCTTTTTATTGGAATATTTCAGGCTATGAAAAAATCCCACCTACCTTTCCCCAAAAAGAAGTACCTCAAGCAGGCTATCAAAAGGGGAGAGTATTCGATGCTGGTAGCTAAGATGGTTCATGAGGGGTACCCGGTAAACATCGAACAAACTCGAAACTTCGCTGCTTCAGTCGATAACATTCTTAGGGAACTTAAGAGAGATATCAACCAAAAAACGGAACATCAAATAGGGTTCCAAATGTTCGACTTTTCCGAGAAAAAGCAGAAAAAGAAGGTCCAAAACGGGAACGTTTGGGTTCGTTTGGAACCGAAAAGGCTAGATGGGAATTTCAAACAGAAAGCTTTCCAGGAGCTAATTGAGAAGGAGATAGAAGGTAAGAAGGATCCCCGATTCAAGAATTGGCCGATTTCTAAGAAGAGCAAGAAACCGAGTCTTAAAGAAGAGATAATCTCCTCCGCTTGTGGGGACCCTAGGCACGATTTTTCTTCGGATTATTTAGAGCAACTTTTAAGATTTCTAAGAGTGAAAAAATCTCTTAATGGGTTCCTCCCGGCTAAAAAGGGGAAAAAGAACTTTTTCGACTACGTGGGGTCTGATGGAAAAGTAAGGCCTTACTTCCATCACTATGGTTCCCAGAGCTCGAGGAGTCAACCCGCTGCAACTGGTTTCATTCCCCTCAAAGCGGCTTGGATGAGGTACTTGATTCAACCTCCCGAAGGCTATGTTTGTATCGGGATCGATTATGGTTCCGAAGAGTACTTGATAGCTGCCTTAGCCTCGGAAGATGAAGAGATGATCTCTTCTTACCGGGAAGGAGATGTTTATCTTTCTTTCGGGAAGAAAGCGGGAGTCGTACCCCCAACTGCTACCAAAAAAACCCACGGGCTTATTCGGGAGAAACTGAAAGCAACAACTTTGATGGTGCAGTTTGGGGCTGGACCCTTCGCTCTAGCTGCCAAACTTTCCGCTGCCGCTAAAGAAGAGGTGTCGGAGAGTGAAGCTGAAACCCTTATCGAGCTTTTTGAGGATACTTATTCAGACTACACGAAGTATAAATGGGACATACTGAGAGAGTATGAAGAGGAAAAAGTTTTGTTCCTCCCTGACGGTTGGACTATGTTTGGAGACAACGACAACGCTAAGAGCGTTCAAAACACCCCTATTCAAGGGAGGGGAGGGGTTATTATGAGGGAGGCTCACAGAATAGCAGTACTAAAGAAAACCTTGAGAGTCATCTACACGCTCCATGACGCTCTCTATATCATTTGCAGGAAAGAGGTATGGAGGAGTTCAGCTCTTGCTTTGGGAGAAGCAATGATTGAAGGTTTCCGGAGAGTGATGGGAAGTGTTGCCGACGTTCGCCTGGAAGCCGACGTTTGGGGTGACGGCCTTGAAGAGGGAAAAGAAGAACTTTCCTTTTTTACGAGAAGCGAACCCGTGAGAAAAATCTCCCTACCTTGCAAGCTTCAAAAACGCTACATAGACCCTCGAGCAGTTTCCGAAGTGGAGAAGTTCAAAGGGTATATGGAAGGCAACCCAGAAAACTTTTTCTGAGGGTTGACACAACGTGAGGACTGCGTTACTTTAAATAAGGAAGAAAATAACAAATAGTTTTTCAAACTATTACTAGAAAAATAAGGAGAACTTTGATGAAAAGTTTTAAAATTGCTATTCATAGCATTGTGGAAGTGATAACAAATAGCTCAACGGTTATCTACACTTATCAGGGTGGAAGCCTAGAACCAGCTAAAGAACTGATTAAAGAAGTTTTGAAACTTATGGGAGAAAACGTTGACGTTGACGATGCTTTTGAATTTAAAATTGAGAGGGAGGATATGGAAGATTGCGAGTGTTCTTGTGAAGATTGCGAAGATGTTGATGAGTGCCAGAGAGATGAGAATTTAACAATAACAGCGAAAGAGGAGCGTTTCGAAGCGTTGGCTGAAAAAATGGATGAATTTTTAAACTCCGTTTCGAGTGATGCAAGCTATGGATAATGTGAAATTTAAGCTAAAAATTCATAGTGTGGTTGAGATAATAACGAATAGCTCAACGGTTATCTACTCATATCAAGCTTCGAGTGTTGAACCAGCTAAAGAACTGATTCAAGAAATCCTTAAAGCTTTTGGAGAAGATAGAGAGGTAGACCAACTATTCGAAATTGACTTTGAGGTGGAGGACTCTTCTCCAGAGTGGAGTTGTTGCGGAAATGAAACAAGCCTCATTATTGAAGCTAAAGAAGAAAGGTTTCAACCGATTGCTAGGAGGCTGGTAGCGTTTTTAAACTCTCCCACACATGAGGCGGAATACAATGGATAAGTTTTCTTTAAAAATACACAGTTTAGTTGACGTTATAACGAATAGTTCTAGTGTCATCTACACAAAAGAACTGATTCAAGAAATACTCAAAGGGCTGGGAGATAGTAGAAAAGTCGAAGACCTTTTGAAGTCTATTAGGACTGAGGAGATGTACGAATGAAAGTAAGAATTGAACAAGAAAGTAACTATAAAGCGTTTTTCTTCCCTCAAACAGGGAGAACAGTAAGAATCGCTCTAGATAGTTCGAAACCTATAGAAAAAGTAAAATTCCCTGAATTTTACGATGTGAAGATTACGGATTACTGCACGGGAGAGTGCCCCTATTGCTACATGGATTCGACAGATAAGAAACCTCACTTTGACAACATTTGTGAAAAAATAGAACAATATTTTGGAGCCATGGAGCCGAACCAAAGACCTTTTCAAGTAGCAATTGGAGGAGGGGAGCCAACAACCCACCCAGAATTTCTTGACCTCTTGGCTACCTTCCAGTCACTTGGGATTCAACCAAACTACACTACAAATGGAAGACTTGTCTGCAAAGATATCATCAATGCTACGATAGAGTATTGTGGAGGGGTAGCCGTTTCCTGTCATCCTCATTTGAACGCTGAATGGAGGATGGCTGTTCAATCTTTTGCTTCAAGAGGAATGAAGTTGAACCTGCATCTTATTATCTCGGATAAAGATTCTATTGAGTATTTCTTGGAGTGCTACAAAATCTTTAAGGACGTTGTTGACCATTTTGTTCTACTCCCCTATGGGAGTCAAGGAAGGGCAAAAGAGAAAAGGATTGACTGGGAGTATCTCTTGGGGCGGGCTCCAATGGATTGCTCGAAACTGGCTTTCGGTGCAAACTTTCATCAATACCTAGTGAAAGGGGAACATCCTTTCAAAGTGTCTCTCTATGAACCTGAAGCTTTCAGTGGTTTCCTTGATTTGAGCGATATGAAACTCTATGAAAGCTCTTTTGATTTGAGGGAGAGACAATGCTAGAGAAGATAAGAGACTATTACCTCGAAAACGTAAAGCATAGATTTGAAGAAAACCCGGTTAGAGAGAGACTTCTTTGTGGAGTCCTGGGAGTTTATTCCGAAGCAGCGGAGTACGGCATGACTACCGAAGTCAAGCTAGATGAAAAGCTCTCCGAGTTGGGAGATATTTGTTTTTACCTAAGTCTAGTCGTCGGAGCCTCCGAAGAGATGGGTCTCTCTTCTTTTTCAAGCAAATTCCTATCGGATGAGATTCTGCAGGAAGCCTTCCCAAAAGACGACGAATGGAACCAATTCCACGTGGGTCTGCTCTTGCAGAATGTAAGGAAGGGAATGCTTGAGAAGTGTGAAACCTCCTTTTTAAAGATATCCGAGGAGGTGGCAAGCACAGTATCGGCCATTTTCTATTTCTTTTGCCGGGAGTATTACTATCTCATGGGAGAGGAAATCACTCCAACTCAAATACTAGCTATGGGGATAGAAAACAACCGCAGGAAAACAAGAGGGAGAGATGAGAAAAAAAGTACCCCTTAGAAAGCTCTCTATTCCTGAGGAGGTTCCCGAATTTCGAGAAACAATCATACGGGAAGAGGGAGGGAAGTTGGTTCTTCTAGCCTCTTCCCTAAAAATCCCGTGCATCAATCTCGGGAGACTATCAGAAAAAGAATCTTTCGAAATGATTGAAGGGATAAAAGAAGCTCCTCAAAAAGAAAAAAGCACCTGGACTTCTGTAAAAGTGCCTTCGAAACATGCCGAGTTTTTTGCGGATTTTTTCGCAAGGTTCGGAAAAAACTCGAAGGTTATGAATGCCCTAATCGATTACCTTGAAATTACTAAAAACCTCCATTAATCTCCCTTATATTGAAAATTTAATCTTTTGAATTCAAACAGTTGTTAACTTTACTGTGAGATACCGCAAAGTTATGCTTGAGTTTTCCAGTATCCTGACGAAAAGTAATATAGAGGGAATTCACCCTCTCGCTGTGGAGGATACGAAAATGAGAGTGACATCAAAACGAGTAATTAAGAAAGCCCCTAGCACCCCCAAGGCTGAGGTGGTTCAATCAAAAGAGATAGAGGAAAAAGTGACTTCCTCTACCTCGGAAATCAAACCGACTTTCGCTAGGGGGCTTGAAACGAAATGGGGACAAGTGGCTAGGCAGCTTACTGAAAGTCGAAAGTACCTTTCAGTATCCGACCTAAAGCCACATCTTGAAGATGTGGCTGAGGGCCATTTGAGAACAATCTTGCACCATTTCGTGAAAAATGAACTAGCTGAAGTAAAAAAGGAAGGCCGTAACGCTAAGTATCGAGCATCAAAAGGGCTAAGAAGTGCAGTTAGAGAAGCTAAAAAGTAACTTCTCTAACTCTTTTTTTTTGTTTGGAGGTGACTGATATGTGGTATGTTTTTTTCGATAAAAGAACTCAAGCCGTTTGGTTTTCTTCCCACCAACAAATCGACTTGATAGGCGGTCTCAATTCAAAAAAATTAGCTTTCCTAGGCTCTTTTCAAGATGAAGACAGAGCCTATGAACTTTTTCTTGCTGCCAGACTTTCGAAAACCAAGGGTAAAAAAATTTATTCTTGGTTTTCACTTACACTAGAAATTTGGCTTCTTTCTGAAGCTCCTTTTGATGAGATCGTAAAGGAGTATGGAGCCGATATGTTTTATTGCCGTTCTTGGCCTCAAACGAGGGCTTTAGAAGCCTACGAATTTGTTAGAAAAAACAATGAGGGAGTCTGGTAGGTTCTTTTTTTTTGCCTAAATTCTCAAAAAATTACGCAGTGGTGGTTGACAAGAGTCTCATCCAAATGTATTTTTATGGATGTAGAACAATCAGTCAATCAGTCAAGCCCTTAAATTTTTAAGGAAAAAGACACTAGGACAAAAAGCGTTCAAAACATCGCATATCGTATCCTTTCTTGCTATTGCTCTACAAATTTACAACCTTTTTTAATTTTAGGAGCTATATCATGGCACTACAAAAAATTAACAGTAACATCAAATATCTAAAATGGGCTGAGTTCCAAAAAGGGCAACATATTGAGGGGTGGATTAAAGAGAAAAAGCACTCAGCGAGGTATGATAACTATACTCTCGTTATTGAGAACCGAAATGGAAAACTTCAAGGAGTTCCACTCTCAGGCCAACTAAAATATATTCTCGATGGTATTGAAAAAGGAGCCTACATCCAGATTGTTTATCAGGGAAAAGAAACACTCAAAAACGGTTTCAGTGCCCACCAGTTTGAGGTTTATCGAGATGAAGAAAAAGATCGAAAACCAGGTATGAGCAAGGTGACACCTCCATCACAAGACACTTCTTATGGAGACCATGACGACGACGACGATTATGATGATGACGATTATGATGATGTAGATATGTAAGGAGGTCGGATATGAGTTTAGGAAACGAAGTTTTTCAACTGAGTTATTCAGCGGAGAGTACGTATCTCACTTGCCCTTTTCGCTATGCTGCGGAAAAAATTTATAGGCTTCCTATCGATGAGGATGCTTCGGACGACACTACTGCTTTTCGGTGGGGGAAAGTTGTTCACGGCGTCATGGAAGATACTGATTGGAATGGGAAAAATTACACTGAAAAGATATTTGAAGCTCACTTGCTAGAGCAAGGATTCATGAGAAAAATGGAGAGCGGGAAGATTGCTCTTCAAGAGATGAAGGACAATCAACTGGTTTTCGCTATGTTTGCAGCAATCCAAAGCCTTTATGCTTTTTCTAAGAAACAAAAACTCAAAACGGTTTGCTGTGAGTTCAAAATTGATCTTCCTTGGCTTCTTGGATATATCGACCAAATTTGTGTCGACGAAAACGGTTTCTGGTGGATTCGAGACCTCAAAACTTCCGGCAGGATTTCAGAAAAGGAGTACGTTCGACTATCAAGAGATAGGCAGTGCAACGTTTATGCTCATCCCGAAGTTTTGGAACTCATCGAAAAAGAGCTAGGGCTTGCTCATGAGCGATTCATGGGAGTCCGCTACACAGTGGTTTTTAAAACAACGGCTGTGGTCAAAGCGGGAGAGACTAGAGAGGCTTACGCTAAGAGGACAAAACCGAAAATAGTCGAAGCGGTGATACCAAAAGAAGGCCTTGATCCAAAAAAGATTAAGTCGGAACATATTCGAAGTATCGAAACTTTGAACATCTACCGAAACGACAAGACTCTTGAGCCTCCTAGAGTTTTCGGGGGAGCCTCCTGCTACTCTTATATGAGACCCTGCCCATATTGGAGCCGTTGCTATGGGAAAACTTATACTGAGTCTGAAAAAGAGCTGGAAATAGTAACCCTCGACACGGTTAAGCCGGTACTGACTCCTCTTCCCGAGCATGAAGTAGTTTCGGCACCAAAAACCGATGAGGATGATTTTAACCTTGAAGATTTGTTTTAGGAGTAAGAAAAATGATTAAAAATATTACAGTTGGAAACATAGATAAAGATTGGCAATTTGGGCTTATTTTCATCCCAGTAAAAATTGAAGGGAAAGAAAAAACTTCGAACTATTCTATCGAAAAAGTTTGTTGCTTCCCTCTACCAAAAACAGACAAGGAAAATAGGAGTCCCGTAACCCCCGAAGCGATGGAGGAGTTCATTGATAAAGCTGTAGAGAGCGTTTATAGGGAATATATCGCATTGTTTGAGAAAAAAGATAGCAGCTTATTGGATTTGGAGGACTTGGAAGCACCCCGAAAAGATAAACCCACACAGGGAAGCCCAACTGGAGCTGAAGAGGTTGGAAGTGAAAACCGACCTGCGGATAGCGAGGAAGAGGAAGAGGTGATTACTGACCCCGAACCATCAAAACCAATACCCACTAAAGAAGAAAAGCCAAAAAAAGAAAGGAAGCCAAGAAAGAAAAAGGAAGAGAAGGAACCCGAAATAGGTTCAAAAGAGAAACCGATTGAGGGGGAAAGGTATGTTGCTGGTGACCCTCGAATGAAGAAAGAGTGTGCTAAAATATTTGAAAAGCTTTGCGGCAGTAAAAGTGAACTAAAAAAGCCATATATTTCAAAGGCAGCACAAGCAGCTAAGAATAGGATGCTAGATGAGGAAACTGTATTCTTCATAGATGGTACTCTAAATGAAAAAGTTGAAATCTTGATTACCGAAGAGTATAATAAGGCGAAAGAGGGAAGCTAAAAAACCAGCGGAAAACCTAATTTCGATGATAAGGGCTAGCCTCACGGGTTAGTCCTTTTTTTTGTGGAGGAATATGATGAAAACTAAGGACCTGAAAGTTAAAAGAACTAAGAGAGATTTGGCCAAACTCCTTTCAGGAGTGACAGGAATTGACCCCAAAGGTTGCGGGGAGTTGATAACCGACTTCCTTACTGTAATTGAAAAATGCCTCCTTGCCGGAGAGTCGGTCGAACTTCAAGGAATCGGGAAGTTTGAGCCAAAGGAGTATAAAGATTTTCTAAAAAGGAACCCCAGTAAACCAGAAAATATGGTTAAAGTTCCTCTTCATAGGAAGTGTGTTTACACTCAAAGCTTCATCCTTAAAGCGAAGCTTAACGGAGACTATGAAGAATACAAAAGGGAAACGGAGGCAAGGATTAGGAAGCATCTCAAAAAGAAGAAAGAGAAAGCTGAGAGAGTGAAGCAAACTTTCCCTGAGACAAAGGAATCGATTCCCCCTACGGAGGCAAAAAAACCGAAGACTCCTAAAAAACCCAAAACCTCTTCCACCTCAGAAAACCCTTTCAAGAAAAAGAGAACGTAATGGATTTCTCGCTACTCCCTCACCAAGAGGAGACCCTAACCTTCATTAAAGAAAATAAAAGGTGTCTCATTTTATCTGAAATGGGAACCGGGAAGACCCTACCTATCTTGAAGCTTGCCTATGAACTATCTTTAAAGGGGGAGAAATCCCTTTTCATCTGTCCTGCCTTCTTAACCAAAAACCTTGAATCCGAAGCAAGGAAGTTTTTTCCTAGATTAGGGACTCTTATTGTAGACAAAAACACCTCGGCGGACTCCTTTAGAAGGGGCTCCAAAAGCGTTGCTATCATGAGTTACGAAAGGATGAAAAAGTGCCCGGAGTTTTTCAAGGAGGTTTCTTGTGTCGTTTTCGATGAGGCTCACAAGATAGTGAACCCAAAAGCGGGGATAACTCAAGCCGCCCATTACTATACCGATAAGGCCCCAAAACTTAAATATTTGGTAGGTATGACTGGTACGCCTTTGATGAATAAAGTTCCTGACCTTTTTTCTCTATTAGCCTTGATAAATAAGGATAACTTTCTTGATAAGTATGAAAGCTATTGGAAGTTTTGCGAACACTTTACTTTCAAGAGGATTGATAGAATAGCTGGGAGACAAGTTATCAAATTCGAAGGCTTGAAAAATGAGAAGGAGTTGAAACGGGAACTCAAAAAAGCCTCTATGCGTCATACTCTGAAAGATATAGGGAGGCTCCCGGTTTTGAAAACTCGAGAGGTTGACCTAGCTTGTAAAGTTCCCGCTAAAAAAGAAAAGGAGTTCAAGGATGCTTGGTCTAACTATTCCAAGTATGCCGACCTAGAGGATGATTTGAACCCGAGTTATATGACGATGAAGGCTTTCTATGCAAATTTGAAAGTAAAAGGAACGGTAGAGTTTTCCAAGAACCTTATCGAGGAGGCTCCAGACGACTTTGTATTGATTCTCACCGACCATGTTCTTGCAGCGAGAAACATCGCTGAAGCTTTGAATGCCCCTTGCATCACCGGGGAAATGGAGGCGACTTCGAGGTTTGAAATCGCTGAAAGATTCCAATCGGGAGGGGGAGGAAAGTACCTTGTAGGAACTATCAAAGCTTTAGGAGTCGGCCTTACTCTTACAAAAGCCAATAGACTCGTTTTCAATGATTTGGCTTGGAACCCGGCAACAAACAACCAAGCTATTGGTAGGATTTTGAGACTCAACCAAGATAAAGACTGCTTTGTCTATCAAATGAATGCTACCGAAGTCGATAAAAACATCATGGAAAAAAACATGGAAAAAGGTGGGCTGATTGAAATACTAATTGATGATACCTTTAATAGAGAGGAATATGAATTTGTGAGGTATTTATGAAACGGAAAAAAACCTTAGCTGAAAAATTTGAAGTTGCCAAACAAGAACAAGATGAAGCTGTTTTAGAGAGACAAAAGAAGATACGGGATGCTAAGAAAAAGGAAAACGATAGGAAACGAAAAGCCAAGGAGTTCAAAAAAGAACACGGTTATGAACCCCCTCCAGAGCATCCAGAGATTTTACCTTATAGGTTCGACCCAAAACCGGGAACATGGGAGTCAAGAGTTGACCTAGACAAGGTGAAAAAACTGGCAAGCCTAGGATGTACCCATGCTGAAATAGCAAGTTTCTTCGATGTTCCCGAAGCTATCTTGCATGGAATCCCAGAGTATAAAGAATGTTTCAACATTGGTAAGGGGCAAGGAAAAGTTTCTCTAAGGAGGTCTCAGTGGGAAGCAGCTACCAAGGGAAACGTATCCATGCTTATTTGGCTTGGGAAACAAATCCTAGGGCAAAAGGAAAACCCTGAAGAAGAGAAAACCAAACAATCTATCGTGATAAACGTTACCTCAGAAAAGAGTGGTAAAAAATGAGCGATTACATTCTGAACCTTGACCAAATGACGTTTTTTCAAGAAAAGGCATTGCAAGCCGTTTTATGCTCTGGTCTTGGAGGAGGGAAGAGTTTTATTCTCCAGCTCTCCCAAATTTTAAATGAAGTAATACCTTATCCTCTAGGGAAGCACTGCTTTGCAGCTCTCTCCTATCGTCAGCTTGAAGATACTTCCATCCCCGGATTCGAGGCTTTTTTTGAGGAAATGAGAATCCCTTTTGACTTCAAAAAGCAGCACAAGAAATTTATTGTCGATGGGAGTACTGAGCTTTTGATGAGGAGCCAAGAGGGAGCCGACAAGATGAGGTCGGTGGAAATTGCTTCTCTCTATTGCGAAGAGCTGGCCTATTGGGATGAAAGGAACTTCAAAACTTTCTTAGGCCGACTAAGGGATAAAAACGGTAGCCTCCGAATGCGGGGAGCGACAACTCCAAACGGGTTGAATTGGTTTTTTCGATATATGATTGAGGAGAATGAAGGCTCTCGGGTACTTCATCGAACAAGTTCCTATGCAAACAAACACCTCCCAAAAGCCTATCTGAAAATGCTGGAATCAAGCTATGATTCGGAAACAAGGGCTCAAGAGATTGAAGGAGAGTTCTTAAGTATCGGCTCAACAAAAACCTATTTTATGTTCAATAAAGAAAAACATGTTGTAGAAAAAGGGTTCAACGCTGAAAGGCTTACATGGGTAGGTATGGACTTTAATGTTAACCCGATGACTGCGGTTGTCGGTTACTTAGATGGGAATGGAGTCTTTTGGGTCTGGGATGAAGTTTTTTTGAAGAGAAGCAACACTTACAAAATGCGGGAGCACATAATGAAAAACTACGGGAGAGACCTTTTAATCATTCCCGATGCTACCGGGAGAGCCATGAAAACGAGTGCTGTTATGAGTGACCACCAAATCTTGAAAGAATATTTCAACGTGGCAAGAGTTTCCAACCCTCATAGGAAAGACCGTTTCAACAACGTAAATAGGCTCCTGGAGCAAGGGAAAATAAGGATTCACTCCAGGTGCAAGAAACTCACTAGAGACCTTGAAAGGTTTTGCGACGACGGGGCAGATACTGACCTAGGCCATATCTCAGATGCTTTGGGTTATGTTCTCTGGTACTATGAACCTATCAAGAGGTTCATAAACCATATGAAAGAACAACCTCGTTACCTATAAGGAGGAATCAATGGACAATACCGAAATACAAACTATTTTGAGATATGTGGAATCCAAGATTGAATACCTAGACTATGCTTACAAGCTCTATGATATCTTCAATCAAAACCTGACTCCCTACCTCAAAACAAGGATTAGGCAAAACTTCAAAGGAAAGGCTTCTAAAGAGGAAGCGGTTAGCCGACTATCAACCATCAACCTCTTGCCGAAAATAATCAATAAGCTCTCAAAAGTTTATTCGGGAGTAGAAATAACCTATTCCGCTGACGGGCAACAGGATATTGAGGCAGCGGTCAAAGATTTCAAACTTAGGAAAACTCAAAACCTCACAAACAAGATGCTGAACCTTGGTAAGTGTTGTGCCCTCGAACCCGTTTTCCCAGAGGACTTGAGCAAGGATCCCTTTGTCCGGGTCCTGCCCTCCCACACCTTTTTGGTTTACTCTGATGACCCTTTGAACCCGGACGAGCCTACCCATTTCATCAAATTTGTCGAGGCACCTTTCGAGGAAAACCCAGAGCAACAGGTGTCGATGAATAACGAGGTAAATGCTAGAGTATTCCTTCAAAACTCGACAATATACATCTATTCTATGGACTTCTTTGTTGAAATCAAAAAAGGCCAAATTGGGGAAATCCAAGAAAACCCTTACGGAGTCCTCCCGTTTGTCTACCTCAAGAGAGACACTACGGAACTCATGCCAAGGTCAAATCAGGATGACTTTGAAATGGTGACCCTGCTTCCCCTGCTTCTAACCGACTCCAACTTTGCCTTGAAATATAAAGCTTTCTCGATTATGTACACCGTAAACCTGGAAGCTAAAAACATGGAATTGAGCCCTAACGCTATCTGGAATTTCAACTCTACCGGCTCGGATATAGATAAGGTACAAATCGGTGAATTGAAGCCTTCCCTAGCGGTTGATGAGGTTCTAAAGAACCTGACAACCCAGTACGCTTTGTGGCTTGAAACGAAAAACCTGAAAAGCCCGACTTTTCAAGGGGGAGCAATGTCAACTCAATCATTAAGCGGTATCGCCAAAATGATTGATGAGAGTGACGTAACCGACGACGTGGCAACTCAAAGGGATATCCTAGCGGAAGGAGAGGAAGAGCTTTTTCATCTTGTAGAAAATATGGCACCGATTCACCGCCGAGCTTATTCTTTCGGAGAGGTAACCGTTTCATTCACCCCCTCCAATGAAATGCCTGAGATTCCCAAAGAGAGGCAAGAGAGGATTTTGGAGCTTTACGATAAGGGGTTTTCTTCAAAAGTTAGGACTCTCCAAGACCTTCACAATTTGGAAACGAAGGAAGTAGCAGAAAACCTGTACTCTGAAATAATGAAAGAGAGGGAAAAGGAGGAATCAACTAATGGGCGAGTACCAAAACCTGATGAAATTCCGTTTCAAGAAACCCAAGAACCTAACTCCAATTCTTTCGGGAATGCTGGGGAGGGAGATAATCAAAACGATAATAGAGAGGACGAGGAGCGGAATTGATAGAGAGGGAAACGGGTTTCAAGGCTATTCCCAGGCTTACAAATCCTCTGAAATCTTTCAACTGAGAGGAAAGGACCCAAATAAGGTGACCCTTCGACTTTGGGGGGATATGCAAGAGTCCTTGAAAATAAACTCGACAGCGGGAGAGTTTGTGATTATCGGGTTTTCCGAGGAAGAGGAAGCAGCTAAAGGGTACGGCCATGAATCAGGAGAAATAGGAGTCAGGAGGAAGTGGTTTGGCCTGACTCCTCAGGAAGAGGAAAAACTTTTTAAAAAATACGAGACACTGCAACAAAAGTTTGACGCTGAAAAAGTCGAAGAGCTTTTGATTTCAAGATCTCCCGAACCGGAAACAGCACGGGTTGAAATTGAGGAAGTGGGAGAGGCAAATGAGTAGCATACGAGACCTTCGAAGAGCGTTTGACCTTCCCTGGAGAATCCTTGACAGGTTAAGTGACAAGAGTTTGATGGAGAAAGTTGGGAGGAGCCTAGCCGAAAATATTAAGAATCGAACACGCTCGGGATACGGCACCGATAGAAACAATGGGACTCGAAAAAGGCTTGCAACTCTAAGACCTCTTACAATATTACTCCGAACAAAAGCAGCTAACGAGGGTAGGCTCCACAGTGCTACGAGACCCCGACTCTCCAATCTTACCTTCACTGGGAAGATGCTTGACGATATCGGATATGAAGCTGAAAGGGGAGGGGTAACCATCCTTTTCAAATCCGAAGACGAGAATAGAAAAGCGGGATATGCCCACGATGGAGCACCCAATAGAGAAAAAAGAAAATTCTTTTTTGCTACCCGTACCGAAGTGAGAGAAGCGGTTAGAATCCTTCAAGAAGCTAGAGACAACGTAATCAGGAATTTGTAATTAAATAATTAAGTTATTACGTAAATAAGACACTATTGCATAATTTAAAAGAAATGGTGTATGCTATTCTCATGGTGTAGTTTAAACGTTAGCTCGATGGAGAGTAGCATGACAGAAAAAAATCCTTCAAGCCCTGAGGGCAATGAGCCAAAATCTGAGGTTATTGGTTCTGAAGAGGCAAACAATCCCGCAAATCCTAAAGAAGGGGAAAACTCCGAACCAAAAGAAGAGACGATTGCTTATAAAAAGTATCGGGAGCTTTTGGATGAGAAGAAAAAAGCTGATGCTAAGTTGCGGGAAATGGAAGAGGCTAACAAAAAGGAAGCTGAAGCGAAGTTGAAAGAACAACAACGCTGGAAAGAACTCTATGAGGAAAAAGAGAAGGAGTTCAAAAAGGTTAAGGATATGCAGGAAGCTGAAAAAGCAGCTTTTCTTGAGTCTAAAAAGATGGGTGCCTTCCTTAAAGAGATTGGAGGACTCAAACAAGACAAATATCAAAACCTTGTGGACCTTTCTAAAATTCTCATGACTGATGGGACTATTGAAACGGCTAGCCTCAAGGACTATGCAGCAAGTTTCAAAAGAGAGTACCCGGAACTTTTGAAAGTTCCTAAAGGCTCTGAAGCTCCCCCACAAACAGCTCCTAGAAATACACCCCAAAAGGATATTTCAAGCATGAACTTTAATGAGTTGTTTGAATATTCCAAGAACAACAAAGTTTTTAAATAAGGAGGCCAAAAATGGCACTAGATCCTGGAGTTATTACCCCTACGGTTACCTCGGAAGCAGCTAACACGCTAATCTCTCAAATGGTACAATCCTATTTGACTGAAACGGCTGTGTTGATTCCCACTATTATGGATAGATCTTCTGAAGTAAAGAAAGGGGATACTCAAGTAAAGTATCTCAAAGTTGGCGGGCTTGAAGCCGAGTCAAAGTCGAGTGGTTCCGATTATACAGCTCAAAAATACTCTATTACTGAAGACACTCTTGTTCTTGACGACCAAGAAGGTGTTTATGTGGAAATGGAAACTAAAGCCGACCTCGATTCGGTGATTACTCAAGAACCTTACATCTTCCAGAGAGCGGCCGATGCTCTTGTTCAAAAGCTTGAGGCAGATGTTTACACAGCTTTGGCAAACGTCTCCACTTCGAATCCTGACCACGCTATCGAATATGATAGTGCTTCGGTTCTTGCTCTATCGGATATCCTTGAGTGTCGGAGACTTTTGAATATTGCAAAGCTTCCTCCTATGGAGCGGTTTCTTGCAATCCACCCCAATAACGAAACTGATTTGCTAGGTCTTGATCAATTCCTCCATGCTGATAAGTACGGCTCAAATACTGTGCTTATGAACGGGGAAATCGGCCGTATTTTCGGGTTTACCGTACTGGTAACGACAAACGTAACTGAGAATACTTCCCTTGCTTATCACCGCTCTCACGCTGTTTTTGCTAGGCAACAACAGGTAACTTGGGAGAGAGATCGAAACCTTAAGGGTGACAAACATGAGTTCCTTCTCCAAACTTTCTACGGGTTGAAAACTCTTGATAGTGGAATCCGGGGAGTCAAGCTTGCTAACGCATAGGGAATAGCAAGCTACTGAGTTTTGTGTGGGTGGTTGGGCTTTAAGCTCTCTCACCCATTTTTAGAATGGGGAGACAATGAAAGATATCTTAAGCCGATTCAACATTTTCAAAGGCACTATGGACTACACACAAAAACTCAGTGACTTTAGTCGAGATAGTGAAACAATTACTCTTTACATCGGGGATTACCTCTATCTTGGATATCAAGCGAGGTTCTACTCTTTTTATTTTTATGCTACTGCTTTCAACACAAATCCTAGTGATATTGTTTTGGAAGTGTATGACGGTTCCTCTTGGAACGCCATAGGTTCCGAATCGAGAAACGATGATACCCTAGGTTTCAGTCGCTCGGGATTTGTTCAATGGAGTGTCGAAGAGGATGAATTTGAAGAGTCTGAACACGAAGGAATAGAGAGATACTGGTTAAGAATTTCAGTCACTGGAGCGACAACGGCTATGAGTATTGTAGCCATAAATGCTTTGTTTTGTGACGATGATGAGCTTCAAAAAGAGTACCCACCTGTCTCTAGAAGCGATTTCAAATTAGGAGAACCCGATTACACACATATTCACACCTCAGTTAGAGACTATATTGTTCAAACCTTTAGAAATAGGGGGTTGAGAAAGCTATCTAGGAATTGGGAGAAGTGGGTAAGGGTAACCGCAATTGATATCCTCGACATCCAAGAAGTTCGCCTAGCTGCGAGATATCTTGCTCTCCACAAGATTCTCCTAGGAGTTTCAGACAATCCTGAAGACAATTGGGCAGTCAAAGCAGCTTTCTATTTGAGAGAGTATGAAAAGCAAATATCTCTAGCTTATCTTTCTTTTGATGCTTCGGGAGAGGGAGACAAATCGAAAGGGATGCAAGAGGTAGGGGTAGGGAGGCTTTATCGATGAGTATCATTGAAGGCATTCAAACCGGTATTGATTCAAGACTTGCAACACTCTTAGAACCTGAATACGAGAAATTGACTCACGTGTACAGGATAGAAAAGAACCGCTTTGACGGTGCTTCCTTGAGATATGGCTCAATACCGGTTGGGGCAACCCCTCTAGCAGGAGAGACCAAAGCAGTCACAAGAGGACAAGGGTTCGAACTCCTTCTTTGCGAAAGCTATATCTCTGCAAGCATTACCGACGATGAAATAAGAGAAAAGGTTATAACTCTATCCGGGAAGATGGAAGAAATTGAAACCGATTTCATGGTGGAAAAAGCGGGAGCACCGGTCTATGTGACCAACGTCCAACCGTTCACTATCGAGAACGCTGTTTTGATTGAAGATCACAAAGTTATTGTGGTTCAAGCTTCTTTCATTGTTCAGTATCGAATCAGGTGGTTTTAGGAGTGAGTATGAAACTATTTATGGTTAATCTTTTTGTTGATTATGAGCATTCGATAGCTTATTCCTCTTTTTTTGAAGGGGATACTATTGAAGAGGTTGAATCCGAAATTACTCAAACTCTGGGAGAGAAAAGATTCTTTCCTTTGAACAGTAACTCTAGAGAGCCTTTCATACCTGAAGAGGAAGATGTGGAAGATGTTAGAGCGGGAGTTTTGTGTGAAGAGGTTGTTTCCTATAGACTTTTCGAGTTTAAAGAAGATTCGAAAGTTTTGGAAGGTAAAGACAGTAAAGTTTTAAATTTTAAGAAAAAGAGGTGATAATATGGCTTACGTTTCACGGAAATCAGCAGTTTTGTATGTTACTGAGGAAGTAACTGAAGGGACAGCAGTTGACCCAACTCTAGGGAGTCAGGCAGTAGGAATTTTAGCGGATGGGTTCGAAATGAACCCCGACAAGGAAACGGTTGAACGTTCCCTTTTGAGAAGCGGTATCGCTAGGCAAATTCCTCGGACTGGTATTAAAACAAGTTCCTGTACCGCAGCAGTAGAGGCAGCAGCGAATGGTACAGCCGGTGAGGCTCCCGATTATGATTTGTTGATGAAAAGTCTCTTGGGAGGAAAGAGACAAATTACATCTCAAGTCACCACAAAAGCAACGGGAAATACCGCTTCTGAGCTTCAAATTGAGGATGCAGATATTGCCGACTTTGAGGTAGGTGATATCGTCTTGATTTTGGAGGCAGGAGCTTATCATACTTCCCCAGTTACGGCAGTTGATGATACCGTCGGAGCGGCAAACATTACTCTTCTTATTGCGGGAGGTTCAGCCTTTTCGGCAAGTGTTGTTATTGAGAAGGTGACAACTTATTACGGTGCCAACACAGGACACTCTAGCTTGACTTTCACTTCCTATTGGGAAGATGCAATCAAGAAACAATCAGCTGGATGTAAAGTGTCCTCGATGAGTTTGGATACTTTCGAAACGGGCCAGCTTGCTTCTTTCAACTTCTCTCTTACTGGTTTGACTTTCACTCAAACTCTAGCCTCTAGTGGGCTGACACCTTCCTTCTCTAACGCTGAACCTCCTGTAATATTGGAGGCTTGTGTTTATGTTGATGGAGCTCAACTACCAGTAAATAGTTTGTCTCTAACTATCGACAACACGAATGGTCGAGTTACTGCAACGTGTAACGCTAATGGGGTTATCGCTCAACGTGCTACTGAGAGAGCCGTATCGGGAAGCATGACACCTTATTTGGATACAACTTCGGTTGACCTTTTCGATAAGTTTGATGGAAATACCGAGTTTCCCATTTTCCTTAGAGCTTGGAACCCTACAGGTACGACAGGAGAGAAGAAAGAGGCTTTTGGAATCTTCATTCCGAAATCCATTATTACTGCTCTTCCCGAGCAAGATGCTGACGGGGTTATGCAATATTCTCTCGAGTTCCAATCGGGAGAAGATTCCTCAGGCACTTACCCCAGTGATATCTATATTTCGTTTAGTTAAACGAATCCTCCACAAACAGAACCTTGTTTGTGATTCACCTTCCTGCTAAAATAGCAGGGAGGTTCTTAATTTTGATTGGAGGATGGAAATGAACAACTTAATTTTGTCTCAGGAAGACCGTGTAACCGTTGATATTAATGGCATTGAATATACTTTTAAACCACCAAATGTAACAATAGCAGCTAGTTACGAGGCTCGGCTAGGCGAAGCAAAAGAAGACACTGTAAAAGTGCTCGGTATCGTTAAAGACTTGTTAAAAAGTATACTTTGTGATGTAAAAGGGCTAAAAAGAATCGATGGAAGTGAGTTTAAGCTCGAATTTGTTAATGGGGAAATTACGGACAAAAGTATAAATGCTCTCTTAGTTCCAGCAAACATTATCCCTATGTGTTTAACAATAGGCGGGGTATTTCAAAGTGTTCCAGTGGTAGGAGAGCCAGTTAAAAACCCTTCGACTGGGGAACCTATTCCAGGAGTCATAGTAAAAAAAATTGTCTGCGGATAGCACAACAAACCAGCCTTGAAACTCCTACCCATTGCCCTGAATTTGACTCACCTTTAATGCTTGCTCTATTTGAAATCGCTATGTGGCTTCTTAGGGGTGACCTCTATACCGTTGCTACGTTGGAACCAACTTTCTACTATTACATTGTTAAACAAGAAACTTGTGAAGAAAAACTAAAGAAACTTGAGAAAAGATACTCCAAAGATAACCATAGAGAACTAGAAAAGATAAGAAATAGATGCAGAGTAATTCATGATAAACCTTTGGGAGAAAGTGAAATATTCGAATATTACACTTGTGAGTGTCAACGTTTACACTATTTGTTTTTTGACTACATGAGAATTTGGAAAAACTTAAAGAGAGGGATTCTCCCTTTTAAAGGAGGATATCTTGAACAGCCAGCCGTTTTGATGAAACACATTGAAATGATAGACGGTTTTGTTGATGAGTACAAAAGAAAAGAGGAAGAGAAACAAGCAAGGAAAGCTAGGAATAGAAAATAAGCTTCAATTCCTTTAGACTGTAAGGGAAAGCAAAGAGTTATTGAGGAGAAATTAAGATGGCTCAATCATTGGATATAGATATCAACCTGATAACCCGTCAAGCTCAAGCGAATGCTGATGCTTTGAATGATTCCACGATTGGGTTATCTACTAGCATGACTGGACTTTTGGCAGCGGTTGAATTGGCCTCCCGAGCATTGGACTTGCTAGGGAGTGCTTACTCGGGAACCATTGGAGCTTCGGTTGAGCTTGAGAGTGCTCTAGCTGAGGTTTCGACTCTTTATGATTCAACCGCTGAAAGTCAAGCACAACTCACCGAGGAAGTTTTAAATTTTCAAAGGCAGTTTGGAGCGGATGCCGTTGAAACTTCGAAAGCATACTATCAAGCCATTTCGTCGGGTGCTGTAGGTGCTTCGAATGCTCAAGATTTGTTGACAGCAGCGAACAAGTTGGCAGTTGGTGGAGTTACCGATGTGGCGACTTCCGTTGACGGACTTACCAATATCATGAATGCTTATGGGTTGGGAGTTGAATCCGCAACCACTATTTCAGATAGCCTTTTCATAGCAATGAAGGCAGGTAAAACCACAATTGGAGAGCTCGCCAGTTCCATCGGCGACGTTGCACCGAATGCCGCCCAATTGGGGGTTGGGTTTCAAGAGGTTCTTTCATCCGTTTCAGCGGTAACCACCGCAGGGGTGAAAACTTCGGTAGCGATGAATCAACTAAAGGCAGTTTTCGCCAACCTTTCAAAACCCACGGCTGACCTAGAAAAAGCGTTACGGAAAGCGGGGATCTCTTCGGTCGAAGCTTCCCTAAAAACTGATGGACTCATAGGAACCCTCCAAAAGATTAAGGGAACTACTGATGGAAGTGCCTCCGCTATTGGAGCCCTTTTTGGTTCAGTAGAGGCGGGCTCTTTTGTTGTTGCAACAACTTCCGACGTTATCGGAAAGAAGTTCAATTCAACTCTGGAAGCAATGAGGACCGCAGCTCTTGACGCTGGAGCGGTTACCGAAGAGGCGTTTAACAAAATTGCGGAAACAACTGAATTCAAAATAGGGAGACTTGGGGGAGTTTTCGCAGCGTTGGGAGCTGAAATAGGGGACTCCCTAAAACCTGCTTTCAACGGACTCCTAGAAATTGCTATCACTGTAGGTGAGGAACTTACCCGATTATTCCAAGAGAATAAAGAACAAATCGTTTCCTTTGCAACCACCGCAGGGCTCACTTTAGTGGAGTTTGCAGGAACGGTAAAAGATTTGGTTTCGGCTCTCTCAGAAAATGCGGATGCTATCGCTGCCGTGGTTGCAGGTATTGGGATAGCTGTAGGAGCCTACCAAGGCCTTATCGCAATAAAAGCAGCAGCAGCTTTAGCTTCGGGGGGATTGGTTGCAGCTTTGATAAAAGTGAAAGTCGCTCTAACCGCAGCTCTTGGCCCAATAGGTTTGGCAGCAGCAGCCTTAGGAGCCTTAGCAGCAGCGACAATCTATACCTATAACAATTTTGAAATAGTCTCAGCCTTTGCCTTGGATGTAGCTAAAGATTTGCTAACCGTCTTGGCTCCCGCAGTGAACTTCCTCATTGATGCTTTCTCTGGACTTGAGCAAGTTTTCAACCTAGGGGTTGCATCAATCAAGCTTTACAATGCGACTATCCTCGATATAGCTCTAACTATTGCCAGTGCAATACTTCCGGCTTTTGAGAGCCTAACGAACGGTATTGCTGCGGTTGCCGGTGTTTTCGATAAAGACCTAGAAAAGGCAATCCTGAAAGCTAAAGATACTATCATAGGCTTTAAAGATGCTCTTCATGAAAAAGTCAAAGCCGTCAAAGAAGATTCGGCTGAAACTCTGAAAAACGTAGGAGTGACAAAAGAGTCCGAGGCAAGAAATAAGTCTCTCAAGGACTCCTATCAAAACCTGATTAAGTCGGTTGGTAAAACATCTGATGAGCAAAAGTTTCTATTCGAATCTCAAAACAGCGTCAAACAATCTACCGAAGCCATGCGAAAGGAAACTATTGACGCTGAGAAAGCCATTAAAGACTTAAACAAGTCTGAAAAAGAGGCCAACAAAACAACTGTCGAAACCAGTCAGAAACTTTCAAAAGCTTCGGAGGAAGCTAAGAAGTATCAAGAGAGTTTGAAGAAACTCCAAGGTACTTTGAAGGATAGCCTTGCAGTTGGAGAGAATCTTACGGGTGCCTATCGGCTAATCGATACTGATACCGAACTAAACGGGATTGCCCAAATAGAGGGAAGGCAAAAAGTTGCTATCGCAGTTGCCGAAGCCGCAAGACTCAAGTCAATAGGAAAAGCTGAAGAGGCAGAGTTAAGGCTTGCCAAGCTTGCGGCCGATGCAAGAATCAAAGCGATTCAACAGGAGGATGCGGCAAGGCAAAAGGCTGTCAAGGATGCTTTCGCTGCACAAGTAAAAGCCCTAGACGAATTAGCTCAATTTGCTAGAGATGAAGCCGCTATTGATGAAGAAATTAGACTTGACGCTGTTAAGAAAGCTAATGAAGAAAAGATAAGAGTTGTTAAGGAGAGAGTTCAAAAGGAAATAGAGGAAGAGAATAGAATCCAGGATGCTATCGAAGCGAACCTCTCGAAAACCAAACAAAATCTTGAATCGATAAGAGATAGTTTTGCAGGTATTTTTGAATCAACTCTTTCCTTAGTACCTCAACAACTTCAAGGCATATTTAAACTTGGAGAGTTTGGGCTCAACCTAGGGAAAGATTTGGTAGGAGGTATTGCCGAAGGACTGGCAGGAGTTTTACCGGATATCGAGTTGGGTGAAATAGGTAGCGGGTTATTGCAGGCAGTAACTCAAGCATTCGCCAAAGGAGCGGAGATACTTAATGAAGCGGTTCAAAACTCCATAGTCTTTTTCCAAGAAGGGATGAAGATTGCGGGAGGCTCCCTCATCGATGCTGCAACTGAAGCAGTCAACGCAGTTACCAATCTTCCCACAAGTCTAAATGAGTCCCTCTTGAACTTCGGGGATGCTTTAAACAGCATCAACGCTGATGAAGAGAAAGCATATCAAAAACAGCTTGACGCTAGGGAAGAGGTTCTTTCAAAAGAAAACGAAAAGATTTCTTCGGAGCTTGCCTCTCTTGAAGAAAGGAAAAAAGTAGCCAGCGAAGAAATCACAGGACTCAAAGACTCCATCGCTGAAAGAAAGAAGATTCTCTCTATCGAAGGAAAACAGATAGACAAGAAAGACGAGACAGCTAGAAAAGGAATCGCTGAACAAAAGCTAGCACTAGAAAAAGAAGAACTCCTGCTCTCCCAAAAGGTGAAATCTTTTGAAACGCAAGACAAACAACTTACTGAAGAAATCAAAGCGAGAAAAGAACTTCTAAAGGAGAACGAAAAAAGCGTTGGTGTAATCTATGACCAGTATGCGGAACTCGACAATAAGATATCTCAAAGCTTTGTCTCCCAAGTCGAACTCGCAGTGAGAAACCTTGACGTTGTTGCAGAAAGGTTCGCTGAATCAGCCCCAAGGTTGGTAGAAACAATCATCAAAAACCTTCCCAAACTCTTCAAAGCTCTAACCAAGAACCTCCCCAAAATTATCAAAACTATCACAAGTGAAATACCTCGAATCATACCAGTTTTGACTCAAGGATTTGTTGACGCTTTCAAAGCAATCATTCCCGAAGTTCCTGGACTCTTTAGAGCAATCGCATCTCAGATACCTGTCATCCTAGATGGGTTCCTTCAAATTGTTCCCGAACTTATCCTTGCTATACCTGAAATAGTCGCAGCTTTTCTAGAACAAGTTCCAGCTATCATCTCCACTTTCGTAGATAGGTTACCCGCAATCATTGATGCGATAGTCGAAGCAACTCCTCAAATAATTGATGCAATCATCGACAATCTTCCAGCAATCATCCAAGCTGTTATCGAAGCCATTCCTATCATAACCTCGGAACTCATAAAGGCAACTCCTGAAATAGCTCTTGCTTTAGTTCAAGGAGTTATTGAGTTGATTCCTGCAATACTTGACGGGTTCTTTCCGGGATTTGGAGCGGGGGTTAAAGAGGTATTCGGCAAGGTTACCGAAGCGATGTCGGCGGCCTTTAGATGGATTGATGAGAATATTTTCGAACCTCTATTTGGGGAAGATGGAATAATTCGAGGCTTGTTTAATTGGGTTAAAGAGAAGATATTCCAACCAGTCATCGACCTATTTAGAGCA